TTTTCAAATTTTATTGTATTTTTCATATCATAAATTCCATTAATAGTAATACTATCCGATCCAAATTTACTATATAAACTAACTTTATTATCACTATGTATTGTTAATATATTAGTAATAGACTTTTCCCCTCCTAAAAGTAACCAACTATCATATAAGAAGGATGGATTAATAACAGGAATAGAAGGCGTTGTAGATGGTGTATTAATGGGAGGATAAGATGGACTTAAAGTAGGTGTATTTCTTTTTTTTCGAAAAATAAAATATAATAAAATTATACTAGAAATAATAATAAATCCTCCTAAAATATAAGAATTATATTTATTCCAATAATTCTTGATATTTTGAGACATTTGAGACATTTGAGACATTTGAGACATTTGAGACATTTGAGACATTTATATTATTTAAATAAAATAATATAAATTATATATCTTTTAATGATAAATACTCGTAAAGTATAATACCTCTTTCAAATGGATGTGTTTCATTTATTTTTGAAATAATATCAACAGAAACTTTTGTCTTATAACTTTTCTGATTCACATAATCCCATACATAAATCGTTGTATCTTCATCATAAAAAAAATGAGAAGGAATATTAGCTTCTATAGCTTCAAATATTTCTGTTGTATTCTTCAATCTCATATTATTATAATCAGACTTTTTAACTGAAACAACTTTCTTTAGTTTTTCATAACAAATATTCTCAATACACTTACTTAAACATAACATACAACATAATAATTTTTCCCAATTTATATTTGGATTACAGAAATTAACCAAAGAATCAATTGTACTCAATATATCCCTTTTAAAGTTCTGCACAGCCTGGCCACGTGTATTTTTATCCATATATAACATTCTATTCTTATTAGTAGATTCAACAATATTTTTCATTATATATATATTATAAAAATCGCTTGAAATCTCCTTTTCTATTTTATAAAACTCTGTAACTAATATTCCAGTTAAATCATCAATGTTATCTTCCGTTTTTCTTTTATAAACAGGTAATTCTACTAAAGCTTGTAACAAATCTACAATGTGATGACCATGATTTCTAAAAAACTTTGATCTCTTAAACTGGTTATTCATCTTTCTTAATATATAATCACTAATACTATAACTATCTTCTCTATTATCCCATCCACAATCCAAATCTATATTACATTTCTCATATATATTTTTTACCAACTCTCGAAACTGTGTAGATATATCTGACTTTTTATATTTTTTCATCTCATAACTAACACTTGTCAAAAAAAGCTTTGCATCAGCATTCTGATCATAATTCGACGATATAAACCCTACATTTGTATGTGCCAAAGCACTTCCTATAGGCTTTCCTTCGTTATTATTACTAAAAGAAAATCCAAAATCAATAATTACAGGATAATATCCATAAGTAGGAACCAAATATGTTCTATTTTCGTCCAATATATAAAAAAAAGCACTATTTGGTTGACACTTCTTTACCATAACATTATTTGAATGCATATCATAATGAGTAAATTTTACTGCCTCTCCTGCCATAATCGTTCCTAATAATGTCTGTTTTACAATAGACATTATTATCTCAGGAGTTACATTATCATTTTTTATATATCTATACAATTTTCTACCACCATCTATATACTCCATCAACAATACATCAGACTCTATATAATCATCATTATCATACTCAAAAGGATTATCTTCTTCCCTAAAATTAGTATTTATTTTAGTTTTAAATTTACCATATGTCTTACAAAAATGTGGACAAAAATTTCGTATTTCATTTAATCCCTCCATCACTGAATACTCATGATTCATCAAAAAATTTAAATACTGACTTATCTTATAAACATACTTTGTCTTATTATTTTTATTATTAAGTAATCCTAATACACCTTGTTTACCAGACTGGGTAAAAGATGAATGAAACTCTAAAAAATCAGGTAAACTTTTATATTCATCCTTTAATTCATCTCGAAAGAAATCAATGTTCCTCTCTGTTATCAATTGATCTTCCATAATTTTATGTTTAGACGATTCATTAAATATCATTTAAAAAATATAAGTAACCAAACGAAATTTAAATCTATTTTATTTATCAAGGCTTTATAGAATATATAAATAATAAACTTTAAATTATTATTTAAAATAATTCATAACATTATAAAACATATAAATATGTCAAAAATTCAATCTACTGTCACATATATAGACTCTTTATTAGAAATTAAAGAAGATAATATACAAACCAATCAAGATAACATAAATGACATTGATAATGAAAATGACATTGATAATGAAAATGACATTGATAATGAAAATGACATTGATACTTTACGTAAAAATTGTATTGATTTATTTATCCCATTAGAAAAACGTATTAAAAATCTTATACTATTTCATAATCACTGTCTTAAAGAAACTGATTCTAACTTTGAAGAAATTATAAGTAGAATAACTGGTATGTACATCTTTTCAAAAACAAAGAATTTAAACGACTATATAACAGAAATATGTAAAACAAAAAATATATCTATATGTCATAGATTAGAATGCGCTAAAAGTTTAGAAGAAAAAGGTTATTCTCACATAAATTCTATTCTTCAAAACGAACAAGAATCTGTCAAAACTCTCTCTACTCCTTTAAGAATCGATATCATACTATACTTAATGAAAAACAAAGAATTTAAAGAACAATCACGTGAATATTTTTGTTCAATTATTAATGATCATTCTATCGAAGAACTTTATAGATTTAAAACTATACAAAAGCTTGAATCTGTATTTGAAATAAATAAAACCGCCATTCCACTTAGAATACAAAGAAGAAAAAAGATAGAAATAAAAGAAGAAAATATCGATTTATTTGTTTACTATGCCAAAGAATCTTGTATACGCTTCTTAAAAAATGAAAGAAACACATTTACTTATCGTATCCTTTCCTGTCAATATCTCTTCGAAAAATGTAATATCAACGATCCGGAACTTACTAACTTTTTAGAAAACTTCCTCTTATCTGTCGCTGGAAATCATATTCTTGCTGACGACTTAAGAGCTGACGCGTGCGACATCCTTCTACAATATGGTTCAGAACAAATACGAGGTCTCGCAAGAACCATTATTATCGCACTTGGGGGAGAAGACAATAATAACATCTTTAAGAATAAACAAAATGTACACAATAGACATATAGAGACTTCGGTACAACAAATAATTGACAAATTAGTAGCCTATCATCCTAAAAATAAAAAGACTTATATTTTCAAGGATATAAAAGATATCATCCTAAATTCTATAAATGATGAAGAGAAAGAACTTAAAGAAAAGGTCGAAGGATCTTTAATCAGAATAAGCCTTGATCGTGCCGTTTATGGAAATAGTAATGTCACTCTTATCACAATTCTTCTAAAGCTTTGGTCTTATATTGAAGATTCGCCTTTCCACCAAGAATTACTTAAAAGACTTATAGAAGAATTAAACGAAAGTAATTCTAAATGTTCTACTGGTTTTGCAAGCAGATTGATCAATGTCCTTTCAGGTTTTGATGATAATATGAGTATATCTATTGGATTTGATGACCAAATTGCATCAAATCTTGAAGCAAGATTAAATAATAAAATTAAGGAAATAAAAAACGAAGAATACATGGACAAAGTATTGGAGGAAATGACTATCCCAAATATACATTATAATTTAAGATTAAATTTTTTAAGATTCTTTAGAGAGAATATATCAAAGATAAGACAAGAAATGTATGAAGAGTTCAGACATTATATAACAGATGAAGATTTTGACCTTTATATTAAAAAAGCCGTTATTAAATACGAGGGATATAATTAAATGTTATTATTATACTTAATATTCTACTAAAATATTAAGTAATTAATTTATTTACCGCTATATTGTCATTCAACAAAGTTGAACATTTTAGTTTAACTAAGAGAATACCCTTAACCCCCAGTATAGCTCCAAGGGAAATTTTACTTAACATAAAATTTTGTTTATTGTCTTTATGTATATATTACGTGCACCATTTACATCTCTATCTACACCTAAATCACGCAAGGTAAGAAAGTCACGTAAGTCACGTAAGTCACGTAAGGTAAGACGTTCTCTTCGTTCTAAGTCTGGTAAGGTAAGAAAATCTCTTAAGTAATAACATATATAAAATGACATTAAAAGACTTGAATAATATTATAATACAAAAGAATAAATAAACATATTTTAATTTAAAATATGTTTTAAACTTGACTTATTTAACCCTTACTTAACCTTAAATATTTTTCCGTTTGTTATAGCGACATTTCCTTCTAAATAATTATTTTGTCTTTCTGTATTAAAGACTTCTATTTTTAATGTATAAATCTTGAAATTATAATTAGGGTTACTTAACTCTATTTTATTTTTCATATCTAATAAAAAATTTGGAATATACTCAGTATCTTTAAATAAGTCTTTATTTAATTCTTGTCCCATATGATAAAAAATAGAGTCTTGTCCAAAACCAGTAATAATATCATAAAAAAGGACCCCAGGTGGTTGATCATAAAAAAAATCAAGGGAGGTTCATGGCATATCTGTCATTGCCATTTTATAGTTATAAAGTTCATAAATCAACTTTCTCTTATTAATATCACCCGTAATATAGTAAGATACTGCATCAATATTAGTATCAGAATAAAGAGCTTTAAAAACGTCATATGAAGTTGGATTTATAATATCTAAATCTATGATTTCTAATCTATTCAAAAGATCTTTTATTTTACAAAACATATTTAAATAATTTAAAGCGTGTTTTTCGTTTGTTTATACATATATTTATAAATCTTTATATATTATAATAATAAATATTTTTATATTATAAAATGACATTAAAAGAATTTGTATTCAAGATATATCCTTTGCCTCCGTCTTTTACTGTATTAGGATTGAAATATATATCAGCTGAACTAACAAAAGATTATTCAACTATTTTTTTAAATGCTAAATTTGATTCTGAAAGTTTATTTGTTAGTGAAAGTAAATATTTTTTGACCACTTTCTTTAGTATGTTTTTTAAGGAATATCCAGAATTAAAAGTATCCTATAGTGATATTTCTCTATTTAAGAATGGAGAAGAAATTAAAGATACAGAGTCTTGTGATATAGTTAGTAAAAAATATAATAATACTATAGATGTTAATTTTGTATGAATCTTCTATATTATATTATTGTTTTATGATGCATTTCATCTATTAAATGTCCTATTTTCTTATAAATACGATATTCTCTCTTTTTATAAGAAGACTTAATTTCTTGTCTCTTAAAGATGCCATATGGTCTAATTTATTTTTTAGTTTATCTACTTGTTCTTTATTTATCTTTATTTGTACTACTTTTTCTTCAGAATAGATAGTCTGAAATAACCTTACTCCCGGATCTAACGCACATAAATTGTTTAGAAAATTTCATAGTTTAATATAAGAGTAACTTTTTAAGTAATAAACTAAAAAATTTAAATGTTTAACTTTGTACAATAAACTATTTAGCAGTTAGAGCATTCTTTTTCCATTGATTCAATAAAATTATATATCCAAGAAAGATTGTATCCACAACCAGTAGGAATAGAGAAAATTCCATTGATGTCTTGTTCAATTATTTTTTATGAAGTCTTTTTTTTTAATTTCTTCACAAAAAGATAGAAATTCTTTATTATCTAAAGGTATATCAATTATTGTTTTGCGTTCAATCATTGGTTTAATAAATTTATCAATACGACAATGATGAGATCTTAGTAATATAAACTTTAAATCATTTCTTCCAACTAATTTATCTGTAGATAAGAATGTTGCAAGTTTTCCGTATGTGACTGTATTATTTTCAGAATAATATTTAGCTTGACCTAAAATACTAAAATATTCATCTGTTATATCTACTCCTTTATCTGTATTTGGAAAATTGGCATTTCTTTTATTAATTGGAGAAATATCTTTCCATACATAAAAAGGTTTTTCATATGTAGTTGTTAAATGTCTTGCACAATAATATTCAAAAACAGTAGGAAGAGTTAAATTATTAGGAGGATGTACAAGAAGTTGCTTAATGTTTTCTTCTAAATATAAGATATGTTTTGAAAGCATATTGTTATTTATTACACTTATATAAGTTTTTGTTAGATTTCATTTTTATATTTATATAAAATGGGAAACAATTATTGTATTTATAACAATAATAATATGATAAACAATAACAATACCAATAACTCCAAAACATATATAAATCTAATTTCAAGCTTTCATAAAAAAATTAAAAAACCATTATGTAGATATCAACGTATGTCAATTCACAAAATTAATAATATATATTACTCCTATGATATAAATGATATAAATAAAGATATAGAAAAATGTCCTATTAATTCTCCTTTTTTACTAAGAGGAGGATCTGCTTACAATTCTCCTATAAATAATATAAATATAATAAACATGAAAATTATACCAGTTGATAATTATATAAAAAATGGAGATAATTTTCAAAATGATATAAGTGATATAAGTGATATATTATTATCTGAAAGTGACGATGATTTTATTGTAATATAAAAAAATATATAATAAATAAAATATGTCAAGCGGTAAACATCTTATTTGTGACATTAAAAATATTAAAAATCATAAACTTCTTAATAGTTTAGAAGAACTAAAAGAAATGTTTGATTATATATGCAATACTTATGATTATAATATTTTGAATAAAGCTGAACACGTATTTTCTCCTCAAGGAATAACTATGATTTATATGTTATCAGAATCTCATATGTCGATTCATACATTTCCCGAAAAAAATTACGCAGCTATGGATATTTATACTTGTAGAGAATATCCAAACAATGATGTTTATATTGAAATACAAGAATATCTTAGAAAAATGTTTCAATCAAGCGAGGAAACATTTACAATTATCGAGAGACAATATAACTTAAATAAGGATAAATTAAGCTAGGATTATTTTTTATATATAACGTATAAAAAATATAAATAAAAAACTTAATCATAAAAATTATTTTTTGTGATTTTTTGTGATTGGAACTAATTTAAATGATAATTCACGAAGAAATGTGTTTATATTTTTAAATGAGTAAAATAAACACATTTCTTATAAAAAAAATAATTAAATAAATAAAGTATCTTTAATAAAAAAAATTTTAATACAACACACACAAAAATTTGTGTGTGTTGTTCATGAAATTATTTTATAAAAAATTATAAAATAAAAATAAATAAATATTTACAATTTATTTTTTCGGTTGATTTTTTATTTATTTTTTCGTATTTAAATAAATAAAAAATCAACCGAAAAAAATAAGATTTTTACATAAAAGTTTATGTAAAAATCTTATTTTTAGAGTTTAAACCTTAAATTTTAGGTTTTAGTTTTTTAAAGGCTTAAAATAAATATAAATAAGATGGATAAGACCGAAAAAATATGTTCTTTTTGTAATAAAGAATTTTCTTGCAAAATGTCTTTAGTAAGACATCAAAAAACTGCTAAAAATTGTTTACAAATACAAGGAAAAGAAGAAATAAATATACAGTGTTCTAATTGTAAAAAATTTTTTTCTATCAAATATTATAAACAACATAAAGAAAAATGTGATCTTATATTTGAAAATACAAACAAAAAACAACAAGATTCTGAAAAAGAATCTAAAAATTTAAATGAAGAAAATAAAAAACTGAAAGAAAAAATATATAATTATGAATCTGAGAAAAAAGATTATGAAACTATCATAAATGATTTAAAAAAAGAAAATGAAAAACTTAAGCTAGAATTAGTTGAGTATAAAACTACTAGTATTTTATTAAGAGAACAGAATAATAAGCTTCAATCTATATCAACAAGTGTAACAATGAAACTTGCTGACAAAGCTAGTACAATAAATAATAAAACTGTAGTTATTAATGCACCATTGACTAACGAAGTATTAAGACAATGTGCAAGTACTTTCACTTTAGATAATGCCTACAATATTAACGGAATAACAAAGCATTTAACATCTTCTTTAGAAGATCATATTACTTGCACTGATCCTTCTAGAAATATTTTTAAATATACAAACGAAAAAGATGAAGAAATTATAGATCAAGACTTAGAAATATTAATTCCTCAGTATTTAACTGCTGTTAAAGATAGAAATAACTTTCTATATAAAGAAGTATATGACTATTTTAAAAAGAATAATGTATCTTTTAATGAACAAACTGATTATCAAGTATTTTACCAAGCTCTTAATAATATTATAGAAAAGACCGGCCAACAGAATAAATATACTGAGAAATATAAACAGTATATGGTTAGAGAATGTAAGAGAAGATTTTTAGAAAAAAACAAAAAGAAGGAAAAAACAATCACTAAAAAGTTAAGCGACGAGGAAATAATGATGAATATAATAGAGACAGGAGGTTCTCTTAATGATTATGTAATGAAAGTTTTTCCAGAATATTATATGAATAATGAAGAAGAAACAGAAGAAGAATTTTCTCATAGAAGAAATATGGAAGATATATTTAGACAGAAAAAAAGAGAATGGAAAGAATGGAAAGAAAAAAATAATAATTAAGATCTTTTTATTCTTTTTTTTCTTCATCGTTATCTTTATTGTTATCTGTATTGTTCTTATCATTATTAATTATTTTTTGTTTAATATAACTTTCATACATAAATCTATGAGTTTTAACAGGTGTTTGAGGAATATTTACATAATTTGGTACAATTTCTGTATGATAACGATGTATTACGAGTTTATATCCAGGAGGAGGAGTTGAAGATGGTGTCCACAATTCATCCATTTTATTTATAATACTATTTTATACTTGTATTATTTTTATAATTAAGATATAATAAAATGTATGGTCTTATGTTGAATGAAAAAAGTAAACCTATAACTAGAATATCAGGACCAGTATCAATATATTACTTAAAACCCGATCCAACTATGTTTAAAAAATATCAAAATAAAGTAGATTTTCCTTTAATTCTTGGGTTTGGGGATGTCCATCAAAGTTATGAAAATTTATGTGATTATTGTAAAGATGAATGTGTAAATATATATGATATTAATTTTTTGAGAAAAATTGATAATTTAGCATTATCTTATCCTATCGATTTTTTTACAGAATCTTCATCATATAGTATTAAATATGGTAAAGGTCAAGGCATTTTATTTGATTATTTTAGGAAAAATACAGTATATTGTCATGATAACGAACTAAGAAAAAAAAATAAAAAAGAATATACAAAAATATGTCCAACAAAGAATATAAGATGGCATTATGCAGATACAAGATTTTTTTTTAATAAAATTGAAGGATATATGTTTTTTTTTCAAAGACAGTATTTAGAAAAATTTCAAGATGATATTAATAAAGGAAATATTGTATATCCTAAACCTTTTGGAGAAATATACGATAACTTATATTTTCAAGAAATTAAGAAAAAGGGTAATCAAATGAATATTGATATAAATAAATTTACTTTAATAGGTCAAAGTTTTTCTTATGATTTGATGGAAAAACTTATAAATTTATTAAAAGATTCTGATGACAAGATTTGTATAGTAAAAGAGTTATCTTACTTTTTTTCGGATACATATTTTTCTTATATGAATTATTTCAAGAAAGACAGTGCTCTTTATAAACAATTATATTTACAGAGTGAGGATTTTCATAGAGATATTTTTGATAGTATAAGAGAATTAAATCAACCTTTTTTTATTAATATAATTGAAAATTTAATAACTTTATTAAAAAATTATCCTTATTCTATAATATATCTTGAAGATATTGTAAAGTTATTAAATTTCAAACAAGGTTACTCTAAATATACTGATATATATTTATATAATCCAATTGATCTTAACAAATGGATTGATATATGGGATTCTAATAGCAAAAGGCTTTATTATATGAATATTTATACAAAAGAGACCACTTGGAATAGACCTAATAGAAATGATGCTGGTTTATTGTATTCAAATATGATATCAGAAAAACAAAAAAATTTATATAATAAATTTGCTTTTTATTTAGAAAAAATATTATTCTATTTACATACAGCACTTCTTGATAGTTATTTTATTTCTAGATTATTAAAAAATCCGTCAGGAAATTTAAATTCTTCTTTAAGTTTATTTTATTTTGGAGATGCACATACAGAAAGGATTATTAATATATTATCAAAAATTTTTAATTATAAAATTATATATGGAATTAGTAGTAATAATAATATATATAATGTTAATAGATGCTTAAAAATAAATGAACTTCTTGATATTCCAAATGACTTAAAAGAGCATTCTTTATTAAGAAATTACGAAAGTAAAAAGGATGTTTATTTGAATAGAGTTTATCGATTTAATAACAAAAAAAGTAAGAGCAGAAAGTCAAGAAAAAGTATAAGAAAGTCAAGAAAAAGTATAAGAAAGTCAAGAAAAAGTATAAGAAAGTCAAGAAAAAGTATAAGAAAGTCAAGAAAAAGATAAAATTTATATTTAATATAATATAAATTTCAGTTTAGTTTATTATATTTATTCCATATAAATGTTATCATAAGCGTTGAGAATATAGTAAACATACCAGGTCCAAAAAATCTTGTATATTTAATGTCGTTTTTATCTCTGCACATTTTTTGATAAGAGTCTAGAGTTTCTCCATCAATATCTTTATTTGCATCTTTGTAGTAACGTTGCTGACAGCCCATGTGAGAAGTAAATAATATAAATAAAATAACCATAATAATTATATTTATAGGCGATATAACAGTTTTATATTTATAAAAAATAATTATGATTAAAATTACGTATACAAAAGCGTCTTTTATATGATCATAATAATCACCAAATTTACTAGTCATTTTATACTTTCTAGCAAAGAATCCATCAAAACAGTCAAAGAAATAAGAAATAAGAAAAAGAGGAATAAATAAAGCTATATTATTTTTATAAATAGCATAACAGGCTAATAATCCAGTAATAAGAGAATAAGTAGTTATCATATTAGGAGTATGACCAGTTCTCTTAAAGAAAGGAGCAAGAATTTCACATAATTTATATAAAACTACATCAATAGGATCATCTAAATTATCAGGTATCTTTTTTACCATTTATCATAAAATATATTTTTCATTTACATATAATTATTTATGATAAATATCATAAATAATGCCTTTTAGAGGATTTGAACCCCTACCTTTTTGTTAAAAAAAGTCTACCGACTGAGTTAAAAAGGCTTATCTTATATCATCTCGACAATCGGAATCGAACCGATGACCGACGGTGAATTATACATTTACTCTACAAACCGCAGCTCTTCCAGCTGAGCTATGTCGAGGTGATATAATTGTATTGTTATATCTTTAAATAATAATTATTTTATTTTACAAATCTTTAGGTATAAATTATATGATTGATTTTATAGGAATAATTTTTTATTATATTTTTTTAAAATATAATAAAAATGGATGATGTATTTAGTTTACGTAAATTTGAGAGAGATTTAAAAACAAAGAAAGGAGGAAGAAATAAGGCTACAGAAATAGTAAGAATGGCTATTGACATAGAAGATGATCCTAATGATGTATATTTATTAGAAAAAAATAGAAGACAAAATGTTTTAAGAGAGTTGTTAAGTAAAAATAAAGAAACACCTTCTTCTTTAAATCCTAATGCCAAACCATTTATACCTTCTTCATATAAACTAAAATCAAAAAAAAGTTCTCGTAAATCAACAAGAAAATCAATGAGAAAATCTCGTAAATCAATGAGAAAATCTCGTAAATCATCAAGAAAATCTGTTAGAAAGTCTCGTAAATCATCAAGAAAATCAATGAGAAAGTCTCGTAAATCATCAAGAAAATATGTTAGAAAGTCTCGTAAATCTTCAAGAAAATCTGTTAGAAAAAGTATGGGTAAGAGAGAGAGATCTTGTAAAGATTTATTAAAAGAAAAGGTAGGTATAAATATAGGAGAATTTGAAAATGGTAGATTTTCTTCTAAAAAACAGGCAATAGCAGTAGCGTATAGTCAAGTTAAGAAGATGAAGCCATCTTGTGGAAAATATTTTAGCAGAAAATAATAAATACTTTGATATTTTTAAACATAATATAATAAATGAAATATTATGTCTATTTATTAGTGATTATATTGTTTATAGGATTTATTTTATATTTAAATATCAGAAATATAAATAGTATTACTGTTTCTTCAATAATTGATTATAAATATAAAATAAAATTTCCGTTTTTAAAAAATAATAATCCTTATAATTCATCTATTATAAAAGAAAATGATAAATATATAGTATATACTCGTATAGATAATATGTCATTAAAAAATGATGATGATAGAAAGGTATATCTTGGGATTTCTATATTTGATAAAAATTTAAACTTGATAAAACAGAAAATAGATTATCCTGAAACAGGTAATTTTATAATTGAAGATTTAAGAGTATTTACGTGGAAAAATAAAAAATATTTTATAGGAACAAAATGGGATAAATATTTTTATCCTGTAATTTTAGATGAATTTTATAATATTTATTCTATAGTAGATGAGCAAAATAATGAGTATAAAAATGATAAAAATTATTCCCCTTTAATATTTGATAATAAATTACTTTTAATAAAAAATCATAATCCTCTTCATATTTTGGAAGTAAATAATATAAAAAACAATAAGGTTGAAACAACTCCTTATTTTAAAAAAAATATTGATTATAAATTTAAAAATCTTAGAGGAAATACTCGTTATATATTTATTGGAAATAATAAATATTTGGGAATAACTCATACAATGAATCATATAGATTTAAATTCAATAATTAATTGGGAAAAATCTTATGGTCATTTTTTTATTATATTAAATTTTGAAGATAAAAATAATATAAAAATTGAAAAAATTAGCAAACCAGTTTGTTTTTTAGGAAATTGTGGGATAGAATTTGTTATGGGAATTGAAGAATCATATGATAAAAATAATTATATAATAACACTTGGAAAGAGTGATAAAGAAGCATATTTAGTTTCAATAAGTAAGAGTAAAATTAATAATTTATTTTGATATATATTTATAAATAAAAATTATAGTTAAAACTATAATTAACGTTATTATAAAAATAAAAAAGTATATAATATATAATATATCTTTATTAGATAATCTATTTATATGAATTTTTATAGAAAAATCGCTTTGTATATCAGTTCCATTTATATTTTTTTGATTTATATATGAAATTTTATTTCTATAAGCATTTACATTTCTATACATATACATAAAAGACATATATGAATCTATCTGATGAATAATAGGAAATGCATTTTGTAAAAGTTTTAATGCTCCTTTTTTATTTATAATATAAGAGTGTGCGCAATATAAAAGAGATTTTACTTTATATATATTATTTGAGGTTAATATATCTTGATTTTTAAGAGGATCGATTTTATACCAACCAATATAAATAATATCCCAGTCTATATTTAATGAATTAACATTATTTATATAATAATTTATATCATTTATCGAATAATCTGAAGAAAGAAAAGCATCATCCTCTAATATAAAAAATATATCTTGATCAGAATTTATTAACATTTGCCATAACTTTATATGAGATAAAGAACAACCAATTGCACCAAGTGTTCCTATTTCACAATCAAGAGACCGTCCTTTTTCTATAGAATATTGGACATAAGGAGAGGTTATATTATTTATATAATTTTTATTTAAATCTTTTCCATAAATAGCACTGAATCTTTCTGGATATATTCCTAAAGGTAAAAATATATTTTGTATATTTTTATATTTATTCATATTTTTATCTAAATTTATAACATAAGTTTTTATATTTCTTATATCTAAACTCATTATTTTATTATAATTATATTAAATTATAATAAATAAAATATGACTGTATTATATAAATTAATTTTTTATATAGGGTTAATAAGTATATTAATTTATTGCATTCATATGGAAATAAATGGACCGTTATCACAATCTTATAATAATATTTATAAATCAACTACATTTAAACAATTTGATTCATTAGAATCATTAGAATGTGTAATAAAAAATGATGAACAGTATCCCAAATGGAGAAGATGTTTTATAATATCATTTGTTTGTTGTTTATTTATATTAATTTCTGAAGTTATAAAAATAAACTTAATACACGAATTATTTATAATTTTTCTTATAATTTTTATTGTTTCTTATATGCAGTTTTCTTATTATGATTATCATTATTATAATCCTTTTATTAAGAAACAAATAGATATAATATATAATATAAAAACCCAAAATAATTACAATTAATAATTTTTATAAATAAAAGATGTTTATAAAACGCATAGGAATTGTTTGGTTTCAAGGTGAAAAAAACATTAATAAACCTAATTTCATAGAAAATATAAATAATTGGAAACTCCTTAATCCAGACTGGGATGTAGTTATTTTAGATAATAATATGTTAAGAGAAATATGTAGAAATTATTCAGAGGATTGTCTTAAAGTTTACGATTCTTTTGATATAATGCACTTGAAAATAGACTTTGGGAGATATGTTTGTTTATGGGAAACTTGTGGTATGTATATAGATATGGATTGTTATGCTTTTAGATCTCTTAACAAGTCTAATATTTTTAGTTCGTTTTTAAATAAAATAAATACACATGATCATATACTAGGTTTATCAGAAGTTAATACTAATATTTTAGAAAGATTTATCACAAAACTAAAACTTAATAATGCGGTAATGATATCATCTTTTCATAATCCTATAATAAAAGATTTAATTGATTCTATAATATATTCAAATAAGAACTATAAAAATAACAAAAATAAAAACTTGATAAATTCAGAATATAAAATTGTTCATACCATAGCTACTACTACTATAACTGGTCCAATAATGTTTAATAATTTTTTTTCCAACATTGATATGAAAAAATATAAAGAAAGTATATATATACATACTTTTCCTTTTTATATTTTTGAACCTGGACAAGCATTTCAAAACTATGATATAAAAGATGATACTATAGCTCTCCATAATTATGAAATGTCCTGGTTATCTCCTACTATGAAAATAATAACAAAACAATATTATAACACTATTAAACCTTATTTTTTAATATTTGTAATATTTATACTTATTATATGGTTAATTTACAAATATTATTATAAAAATTGTAAAAATAGATGCGAATCAATGTGTAAATTAAAATAAATAATATAATAAATAAATGAAATATATATTATATTATTTATTTCTAATAATAATAGTTATAATATATATAATATATAATAATAAAAAATGTAATTACAACTATAATTATGATATTTATAAAATTAATTTTAATATTCCAAAATCACTGCATTCATATAATTGTTGTATAAGTAAAGAAAACAATGAATATATTTTATATACAAGAATAGACAACTTTATATCAGGTGATGATTTTTCATTTAATAAGATAATAAAATATATAAATCTTTTTTTATATAAAGATTTATTTAAGAAAGAAAATCGAATAACATATTTGGGAATAACAAGATTAAATTATAATTTTGAAGAAAATAATTTATATAAAACACAATTTATTAAATTTGATGATATTATCGAAGATTTAAGAGTTTTTTATTATAAAAACTTTAAGTTTTTTATAGGAACATTAGTTGAAGATATGGATAAATTTTGTCCAATTGTATTAAATGATAAGTTTAATTTAATAAATATTTTTGATGAAAATGAAGAAAAATTATACGGAAATAAGAATTTAATTCCATTAATATTAAATTCTTCGTTATATTTAATTAAAAATCATAATCCTCTTGAAATATTAAAAGTATCTTATATAGATAATGAAATTTTAAAAGTTATTCCTTATTATAAAGGAAATTATAATAAAAAAATAAAAAAAATTAGAGGAAATACTTTATATATACCTTTTGAAAAAAATAAATTAATAGGAATTACTCATTCTTGTGATTTATTTAGAAATTATACCCATTATTTCACAATATTAAATATAGAAGATATAAATAATCCTTATATAGAATTTATAAGTAAACCAATATGTTTCTTAGGAAATTGTGGTATAGAATTTGTTATGGGAATACAAGAGTCATTTGATAATAAAAAATATATTATTTCTCTTGGAAAAGATGATAATAAATCTTATTTAATTAGTATTGAAAAATCTTATGTTATTCAAAATTATTTAAATACACAAGAAACAGGATTATGATCGCTATAATCACTATTTATTACTACTAAATTACTTATATTTAATGACTTTGATACTATAAAATAGTCAAATATAAAAGGTTCGTATCCCTCTTTATATACATTGCTTGTATGAGAAGTTGTTAAATTTATATATATAGTTGGTTTAGATGGGTATTTTATATTTTCTATATTGTTTATATTCTTTATATTTTTTATATCATTTATATCTATATTAAAGTCTCCTCCAACAATATATTCATCTCCATTCATTTTAATTTCTTCAATATATTCCATAAGTTCTTTTAATTGAGATAATGCATACTTATCATATCTATGAAAATCTGAAGATTGTAAATGAGTATTTATTACTTTTATAGATTTATCACCAATTTTTATAAAAGCAGTTAAAAATCCCTTCTCTGAAAAATAATCAAATGACCAAGGATTTGAAGATTTATATTGATTAAATTTTACGTCAATTATTGGGTATTTTGACATCACTACTAAACCGCTATTCATCATATTTATGCCCTTTAAATTACCTCTACAAATATAATAATCAGGATAATGACTCTCTAATGAATCATACGCTTCATTGAAACATTCTTGTAAAAGAATAATTGAGTGGGTTTTTATTATCTTACTTATTTCTTCATCTCCTAAAGATTTTAAAGCCCAAGGAAATTTTTGTATATTATATGTAACTATAGATAAATCTTTATCTTTGATATCTTCTTTTATATGATTTATATAATTTTCAGGTATATATCTTTCTTTTATATTTTTTTGTATAAAAATCCATATAATAATGATAAAAAATATAAAAAATAAAATTTTAAACCACATTTATATAATTCTAAAATAATAATCTATTAATAAAACTATTCTTTGATATCTTTTCTTTAAGTTCGTTTATCGAACTACGAGTTTTTCTAGTTAATTTTACCATTTTTTCTTCTTTAATTTTATTATATTCTTCATCTGTTATTGGATTTGTAAACAAATGGATGAAATTATCTTTAATTTCAGTTGTCATTATAGAAGAACAAGTTAATTTATTAGTATTGCATTCAAGAAATAATATATTAGGTAGATTGGTCTTATATGTCTTGTATAATACGTAAATAAATACAAAATATACAATATGATAACTACCATGATTTATAAAATTTTGATAATTTACATCTTTATCCATCTTAAGTTTTATTAACTCTATTTCTATATTATTTTTTAATACAGAAATAGACTTTTCTAATACATTTTTAATAAAACTATTTTTTGGTTTCGCTGCAATAAACCAGTTTTCTAAAACAGGCTTAATTGAATTAGTTGTATGATGAATATTTTTATACATTATAACATCATATTTATTATATTGATATATCCAATCAAGTGAATCAAATAAAATAATAGAAGAATCTAAATAAATTCCTCCATAATTATAAATTAAATATAATCTAATTATATCAGATTTATGAGTAATTAAAAGATTATCATTATTAATAATATCAATAACTCTGTTATCTTTAATGTATGATTTATAATTTTCTAAATTCAAAAAATTTATCTGATAATGAGGACATAACTTTTTTATAATATCATAACAAAATTTGATATTATTGTCATTTTCATCATTATCATTTAAAGGTTTATGCCAAAATAACCATATTTTTTGAGGAATTTCATCATCATCAATATCATCATTTTCATCATCATTATCATTTTCATCATTATTTTCATCATTATTTTCATCATTATTTTCATCATCATTATCCTCTTTATTTTTATCATTGTCTTGACAACTTTCTTTATAATATGAATATGTATTATATATTATCAATAATAACAAGATAATACTCAATAAAAATAATACAAATAATTTGTTCATTTATATTAATAAATTTAAAAATGATTTTATATTTCTTCCTAATTAGTGTAATAAAATTAAATGTCAAAATATACTAATTATAAGGAGTTTTTAAAGGAATTTTTTGATGTTCCTACAACTTTAGAACAGTTTACTAATGAAAAGAAAATAACTTTTATTTGTAAACTAAAAAATCATGAAAATAGTCTTGGGTTAGCTTCTTTTGGTAATAAAAAATCTAAGATAGAAGCTAAGGATTTTTGTCAGAAATGTAAAGACGAGGAAGAAGACTTAAAGAAAACAGAAGAATTTAAGAAAGAAATTAAAGAAAAATGTGGTCATAATGTTATATTGGTAGATTTTAGTAACAGAAAAGTTGAATATAAATGTGGAAAATGTGGTAATTTATCAAGTACTTTTATTTCAAATTTACAAAAAGAAAATAGAAGCAATAATTGTCCAAAATGCCAGAATGATAAATTTAAGATTCCATACGAAGAAATTAAAGAAAGAGTTGAAAAACAAGGAATGAAGCTTTTAACAGAAGAAAAAGATTATGAAAATAATAAACAGAAACTAAAGGTTATATGTTCGTGTGGAAACGATAAATATGAAGCAGTACTTTTTGATATAACGAGAGGAAAGAAATGTCATCGATCTAAAAAATAATAAAAATGAAATATTAAACTATTCTTATAATTTCTTATAATTATAAGATGAAAGCCTACATTTATAAAATATCAAGCGCTAAGACAGAAGAATTTTATATCGGATCTACTATTCAAGAATTAAGAAATAGATTTAAAACACATAAGTCTAATGCTAAACTTGGAAAAGATAAAAAACTATATGAGTGTATGAGAAAATATGGAATTGAAAACTTTAAGATTGAATTAGTGGAAGAATTTGAGATTGATAATAAAAGAGATCCAAAAATCGGAGAAAAGGAGCTTCAATATTATAATAAACTTAATCCAACTTTAAATATGATTGCTCCAAGAATTCCTGAGTTAAAAGAATTTGGAAGAATTTATTGTGTAAAATATAAGGACGATGAAAAATATTTTTATATAGGATCAACTCAAAAAGAAATAAATGAAAGGTTATCGGGACATAAATCTGCTTCTATCAATGGAAAAACATCTTTTTATAATTTTATGAGAGAAAAAAGTAGAAATAATTTTATTATTGAGTGTATTGAAGATAATATTCCTGTTGATCAGTTAATTGTTCGTGAAAATTATTGGATAAATGAACTAAAACCTACTTTAAATAAGAACATAAATTTATGTATGACAGAAAAAGAACGAGATAGACTTAAATATATTAAAAATAGAGAAAAACGTATTGAACAAGTTAAGCAAAGACTTATCGAAAAAAGAGATGAAATAAATGCCCAAAAACGTGAACATTATCATGCAAATAAAGAAAGAATTGCTGAAATTGATAAAGAAAAAAGAAAAAAACTTAAAGAAACAGAATTTGAGATTTATAAAGAATCTCCTAATTTTACACAAGAAATTCTAAATAATTATACTATTTTTGAGCTTAAAGGAGTAGCTAAAAGATTTGGTTTGAAAGTATCACCAAAATTAAAGGATCCTTTAATTAATAAAATATTGGGTAAACAAAAAGATATGTTTAAATAAAATTATATATTGAAATACAATATATAATTTGAAAATGCGTGGTTTCTTTTTTATAAAACTGGAAACCTTTTATACCTTACATTTCTGTAAGGAGTAGACTATACCTTAAGCCGTATTAGTAGTGATTAATTACCTACGACCGATAACCCAGTAGTCGTTGAGGGAGATACATAACCTATCATATCGGTTTTAGTATCTTTACCCGCGGATTGCCCAATCTTTAACATTTTTACCATACATACGACATTACTCGTATCCATTAATATATTTCTATAATAACTTGGTAGTTAAAGCTCTAAGGGGATTCCCGAACATTATAAGCTATCTTGCCTTAAAATTTGTTACAATTTCTTGACTAGGAAGTTATATATCTTATGCAGCAAAAGCAGCATTAGAATAGAATTTACAATGTTTTTCAGTAAGGGAGATTCTATAACCCTTACCGCATCTTCCTGTTTTAGGCTCTTGGAATTTTGATAAAAATTTTCCACGACCTAAAGCGCCTCCGGAGATTCTGATAATATTATTATTAACAGCGGTAGTGACGAAGCAGTATCTGGCGCCATAACCAGGGGTGACGGCTCCTTGTAAAGGACCTACTGGTAGTGGGGCAGAAGTTGATAATTGAAAGCCGTTTACAACTCCTGAAGTTAAAGGAGCTTGTTGTGAACTGACGGCGTCATTTGATCCTTGTGGGACAATTGAAACATTGGTTAATTTACCATAGTTAGTTGATCCCATTGGGTCAATAGCAAAGAAGTCTAGAGAGTATGAATAGAGGTGGTAACCAGTCTCTAGAGGGATTACTGGAGCGTGATACCAAGGATTGACTAAAGAGAAGTAGTCTGAACCCATTTGGTATAGACGCTGAGTGTTCTCGTAAATGAGAGAAGTACTAGCAATTGGGTCAACACCTGCGTTAAAGTCGACAACACCAAACATTGGGTTTGCAACTGATACGCAATCAATTGGTCCAAGTGGTAATTGTTGACTGGTAGTATAGTTAGACCAAGAAGAAGGATTGGTAATGTTACGAGCACCCCAGAATAATGCTTTAATAGCGTGTGAAAAACGTATATCAATTGGGGCAGAAGTAGTTGGGTTGTAGTTTTGGATAGGAGCGGTTTGTACTTGTTCAATGAGGATATCACGTGGGGCGCAAGCCATCTTCTTACGTTCATCGTTAGATACAATGGCATAGTTAGCCCATACGTTTACTGGACCCATTACGGCATCAGCTTGAGTTAACAAGTCTGATTGTTGAGCTGGTCTAGAAGTCCAATAACCACAATCGGCAACATCATCGCATAAAGCGCCTGGTTGAGTATTGTATTCATCAACAATCAATAAATCCCAAATGTTACGGAAGGCAAAGTTAATTCTCATTTCGTTATATGGTAAGGCAGCAGTTGGTAAAGCCAAACCAGAATCTCGTGAAAAGAAGAATGGTAATGGTAAGTTTAGAGTTGCGGCTGGTAAGACTTGTTGACCATTTGGATTTACGTTAATCAATCCAGAAGCATTATTGATTGGATTAGTTGAGCCACCTAAGCATTGAGCAACAGATGGGAAAGCTAAAGCAACTGGGTTAGTTAGGGCATCGACATTACCAACCATATTATTGTAACCGTTGCGTTTACCGGCTGGGACAGTGAATGCACTCCAGAAATCTAAGTGATAACTGTCAAAACGAGCAGCAACCAAATCGTTAAAAGTGATTGCACACTCTTGAATGAGGTTGTGCATTAAGTTACGAGTCCAACGTAAGACGTGTGCGCCTTTTTGAGCACCTGATGGAACAGAACCATTGCAAGTAGCAGAAACAGCATAAGTGCAGTTAGCAGTTGCAGCGGTGACAGAGTTTAGAGTTAGACGTAACCAGGTATATAATAGGTAATCACCGGCACGAGAAATAGATACAGACCATTGTTGGCCAAATTGTGGTTGACCAGAACGAGCACTTAGACAAACTGGAACTTGAGTGAACCAAGTAGCTTTGCGAATTTCACGTACGAAATAGGCAACAGCGTCTGGACCACCGTATAAGTATTTCTCTTGTTCATCGTATGTGGCAAGATCGATAAAACCGGAAGTTAAGTTAGATGTACATATAGCCATTTTTATTATAGACGAGATTTTTTTTTTAAATTTGAAATAATTTTTTTCTCTGGATATAAAAAATTCTAAATAAAAGTTAAAAAGATATAAAGATTTTAAATTGGCATATTTATATTATGGATATTGATATATATAGCATTGATAAAAAAATAAGAGATATATGGGAAAAAAATAAAGAAAATATTGAAAATATTGATAAAGAAATAAGAGAACTTCAAGAAATTAAAGGATATAAGGATAATAAAGATAAAAAAGACAATAAAGAAGAATCAATGTCGATTCACGTAATAAGAGATATTGATGATAAAATAAGAAAATTAATACAAAGAAAAAATGTTATTGAAAATATAAATAATGTTCAACATTTTTATACAATGGATTTTTCCGAATTGATAGAGCAGAATAAGAGTTCTGTTCCTACTAAAATATCATTTATGGGAAAATCTAAAGATAATATAAATATGTCAAATATTTCGAAATTATATTTTGAAATATTAAAAAAATATGATATTGAATACAAAGATTTAGAGAGTATTACTTCTAAAAGTAAAAAGATAGAAAAAAAAAATTGTTCAAATTGTGGTTCATCTTCTTTTATTATTATACAAAGTGATCAAAACTTGGAAATATGTGAAGATTGTGGAAAACAGGAAGAAAAATCTTATAAATCATCTAGTTATAAAGATATATCTAGAGTCAATATGTCAAGTAAATATTCTTATGAAAGAAAAATACATTTTAGAGATTGTATAAATCAATTTCAAGGAAAACAAGGATCTACAATTGATGATAAGGTTTATAAAGATTTAGAAGATCAATTTGAATTACACGGATTATTAGTTGGTGATAAAAATACTCCTAAGAAAGAAAGATTTCAAAATATAACAAAAGAACATATTCTTTTATTTCTAAAAGAAAATGGTCATTCAAAACATTATGAAGATGTTGTTTTAATTTATAATAAAATGACAGGGAAAAAAGTTGATGATATTTCATCTTTAGAAAACAAGTTATTAGAAGATTTTGATAAAATTTCTAATTTATATGATAAAAAATTTAAATTTACAGGAAAAATAGACAGAAAAAGTTTTATTAATACACAATATATCCTATTCCAGTTACTTAGAAGACACAAATATCCTTGTAAAAAAGAAGATTTTAATATGTTAAAAACTCTTGATAGAAAATGTTTTCATGATGAAATTGTTAAAGATTTGTTTGAAACCTTGGGATTTAACTTTACTCCAATTTTTTAAATACTTTAAATACCAGTGCTTCCAAATCCTCCAGATCCACGATTAGTATCACTATTTTCAAAAATTTCTTCTGGTTCAACTATTTCATATCTTTTAATAACTAATTGTGCAATTCTATCACCTCTTTTAATATAAAATGGTTCAGATGATAAATTAAACAATAGTACTCCAACATTTCCTCTATAATCAGAATCTATAACTCCTGCTCCAATATGAATTCCATTTTTTAAAGCTAAACCACTTCTAGGCAAAATATGTCCAAATGTTCCATTATTTAATTCAATTGATATATCCAATTTAATTAACACTCTCTGGTTTGGTTGAATAACTGAATCAACTGGAGAAAATAAATCTAACCCAGCTGAAAATAATGTTCCTCTTTTTGGTAAAAAAGAGAGATCGCTAAGTCGACGAACTTTAAGAGACATATTTTTATATTATTTTAACTCTTTATATACTTTTAAAGAGTTAAAATAAATAAAATATGGAGGATAATAAGAATGATAATGAAACATTGAAACTTAAATTTAAAGAAAAAATGATAAATGAGTTTACTAAATTTTTAAATGCATATAATGAAGTTGCTAATACAAATTATATACTAGATATAAGAGGTGAATATGATGTATTTATTAGATTTTTGGGTAATTATATTTATAAAGAATTTAATATTGATTCTTGGAATAATACAACAATTAAATTTTCAGAAGAAGTTATAATTAATTTATTTCTATTTAATAATACAAAATATTATGAACCAGTAAAAAAATTTCTTTTATTATTGAAAGATGCGTTTTTTAATTCTTTGGATGATGATATTTATGACTATTTAGAAAATACTAAAGATTATACAAAAGACGAAAAAAAAATATGCTTAGAATTTTATGACCGTGTCTCTTCATTAAATAAAGCAATGAAACATTCAACTTTTGATTCTAAAAATACACAAATTCTTTCTAATGAAAATATATCTTCTTATTCACACCAATTAAAAGAATTTAATAATTATAGTCATTATATTTCTTCAAATCCACAACTTTATAATTTAATATCTCACTTTGATAAAAAAATAAGATTGCTATCTCAGAATAAAAAATATCCTGAAATTTTATTTGATGTTTAAAGAATTTTAATTATGTAAAATAATTAAAATATGGATAGCCCTTCAAAGGTAACAAATACACCTGTCATATCATCGAATACACAATCAACTTCATCGAATACACAATCAACTTCATCTAACACACAATCAACTACATCTAACACACTCAAATCAGTGAATTCAAATCAATTAACCAACCCAATAAACACAACTAACTTAATTTCTGAAAGTAAATTCACAAGTTTTATGAATTTTATTGATATAAAAACTTTTTTACTTATTTTATTAACTCTGGTATTTATAATATTATCTTATTATTTTTATAAAAGACTTCGTGAGACTGAAAAGAAAATAGAGAATATTGATTCTAATATAGACAAAAGAGTTAATATGATAGATACCTCCATACAAAATCAACAACAATTTATTAATCAAAAAATAAATTTACTTGAAGCAATAACTGCACAACAAAAACTTATTATTAATCAAAAAATGGACGAATTTACTACAGTTGTACAATCTAATATATCATCTTTGAAAAGACAACAAAATGAATTTCTTGATAAAGTAAATTCGGTAAATATATCATCTCAATCCAATTTATCTCAATCTCAAAAATATAATATGTCTCAACAACCTCAACAACCTCAACAATCATCTCAATTCAATTTACATCAACAACCTCAACAATCCTCTCAATCCGATTTACCTCAACAACCCCAACAATCCTCTCAATCCGAATTATCTCAACAACCTCAACAATCCTCTCAATCCGAATTATCTCAACAACCCCAACCACAATATAAGGAATCATATGATATAAATAATCAAATATTTAATATGGCAGAATCTAAATCTAAACAAAATAAAATGGATACACCTCTTAATTCTCCTATGAATATATTAAATATTCCTAATATTCCTAATATTCCAATTTTAGAGATATTAATGCCAATTGGTCAGATGGGTCAGGGTCAAACAAAACAATCAAGTGTAGTTATAGAAGAAGATAATGATGATGAGTTAGATAAGTTATTAGAGAATGAATATGAAGAGTTAAAGAATTAAATATATTATAAAATATGAATTTTTATGAATTGGAAAATATTTCAAACTATGAAAAATGGTATTATAATTATATAGATAACTTAAAAGATATGTATTATATTTTAATTAAAAATTTAAAAGATAATAATATTAAATATAAAAACATAGATTTTTTTGAATTTTGTATATTTGTATACAAAAATACATCAAAATATGTCTTATAAAAAAGATGATAAGGAGGATATCGAAGATAAATATGAAAATGATTATACAGAATTTTCAGATATAGAAGAAAATGAAATATATAATGAAAATGAAGTATATAATATTAATAATATTAATAATAATGATGAATTATTGTATAATATTATAAGCGATTTTAGACAATATATAGATAAAAATCGAGTAAATTTATTAAATAATTTAAATTATGATCTTTATTTTGAATATATTAACAATATCATTAAAAATAAATAAAAATATAATATTTAAAAAATATTATATTATCATAACATCATAACTATAATTTATTATTAAACTTTAAGTAATGTTTGCATTATACATTCATTTAATGCTTTTGAAATTTTTGAGAATTTTTCATATTGTCTTTTATCTCTTAATAATTCTTCTTCATCTGCCAAAGACTCTATATCAGACTCTTCTTCTTCTTCAATATATGAATCTTGTACAGAAGGAGATTTGGGTTTAACAGGTGATAGAGAAGGAGATTTGGGTTTAACAGGTGATAGAGAAGGAGATTTGGGTTTAATAGGTGATAGAGAAGGAGATTTGGGTTTAACAGGTGATAGAGAAGGAGATTTGGGTTTAATAGGTGATAGAGAAGGAGATTTGGGTTTAACAGATGATAATTCTTCCTCTTCTATAGAAGAAGATTCTTCTGAATAAGAGGAATCATCTTTTGATATTTTTTCTTGTAATTTTTTAATAATATCTCGATTTCCAATTAAGACTTTTTCATTTACAACTGTTCTGTTCATATTTTCAGTGAATTTTGAACCCTTATCTTCAACACATATTTTATTATCTACGTGACATGCATATCCTTCATTGCAAAATTCATTATCTTCAGGTGAACATTTTTCTGCAACCAATAAAGCAAGTAATCCATCTTCATCATTAGGAAGATCTTTAGTTATACCTTTTTTGGCAAGTTTTTGTTTTAATAATTTAATAAATTTTAATTCTTCTATTGGGGATTTCTTTGGAGATATGGGTTTAGGAGGTGATTTCTTTGGAGATATTGGTTTAGGAGGTGTTTTCTTTGGAGATATGGGTTTAGGAGGTGATTTCTTTGGAGATATGGGTTTATGAACTTTTCTTTTTTCTTTAAGTTGTTGTCCGTATTTTAATATAAACTTTTTAATAATACTGTTATTTATTTTTTCTATTTGTTCTTCTGAGAAAGATTTTTTTAAATTTTGTTTTACGAATTTTATAGTAATATCTCCAAGTTTACCTTCATAAGATAAAATTATATTTGCAATGGATTTTTCTAAATCGTCTTCATCTATTTCCTCTTCCTCTTCTTCCTCTTCCTCTTCTTCCTCTTCTTCCTCTTCTTCACTTTCTTCAGGAGTTGGAGGTTTTTGTTCTTTCTTTTTCTTTAAATATACTTTAGCTATATTAAGTATATTTTTTTGATTCTCTTTAAAAATATCTTCTGATATTCCTAAAGGTTTTAATAATGCTTTTAGAGATTTAGGAGTGTTTATTTCAGAAACATCTCCTTTATAAGATAAAATAGCCTTACTAATTATATATTCAAAATCTAATTTTTCTTCACTTTCGCTTTCACTTTCTATTTTTTTTTCTTTTTTCTTTTTTAAATATATTTTAGCAAATTTTAGTATTTCATCCCGATTATCTGAAAATATTTCTTCATTAATTCCTTTTTTAGCTAGTAAATTTTTTAATGCTTTAGGAGTGTTTATTTCAGAAATATCTCCTTTATAAGATAAAATAGATTCCTTAACGATATCTTCTATATTTGATTTAGATACTTTAGGAGATTTAGATTTTGAATCTTTTACTACTTTCTTTTTCTTTTCAATATTAATTTCTAATCCGCCTTTCTTTTTGCAACCATATTCACCATTAAATTCGTCTGGAATTTTTACATAAGGTTTACTTGCACAATTGAGTTTACCTTCTCTACAAGATACTAATGCTTCTATAACATCTTCTTTAGACATTTTAGTAGGAACACAGTTTATTTTGTTATCTCTAATTGCTTGTCTTAATTCATCTCTTGTAAATTCTTTATCTAAAAGCTTTTTTAGTTCATCTTTTGTTAAATCATTTAATTGTTGTCTGGTATACATTTTTTTATTAATTATATTAAAATATATTTTTAATATAATATTTCATTTTTATGTTTATATTTGTATATTTTTATAAATTTCTAAAAGTCAAGTGGTTATTATATCTTTTATCTTTTCTTTGATTCGAAATATAAATTGTATTATTGATTACTTTATTAAAATTATTATGAGTATGACCAAAAATCCAATATTTAGGAGGAGATTCTAAAAATAAATCTTCGTTGATATAATATTCTTTATAAATATCTTTATCTTTCTTCTTAAATTTTAAGTCTATATTTAAAGGTGGATAGTGTGTAATAATAATATGTTTATCATATTTTATAGATGATATTTTTTTAAGATAATTAATACTATCTTTATTCATATTAGAAATATCTTCCTTTGTAATATTAATATTAAACCATGGTGGAGGATTTATAGTGGGATTGCACCATAAAGTACTTCCTGTAAATAAATAGCCTTCGATCATAACTGAATTATTATTAAGATAAATAAAATTTTGATAACTTCTTAAAAAAAATTTCATAGATTCATCTAAATCTTCAATTTTTAATGAATTTTTATTATAATATTCGTGATTTCCTGGGATATAAATAATATAATGAAAATTATCATTAAGATATGAAAAAAATTTAAAATATTTCTTAGAATTTTCAATATGACAGATATCTCCGGCTAAAATAAGAATATCCGAATTTGGAAAAATAATGCTTGAATAATCTTCTATATATTCGAATTTTTCTAGTTGATCTAGATGTAAATCACTTGCTACTTGAAAATTCATTGTATTACTATAATATTATAATATTATATATTTTCTTTTATATAAATTTCATTTTTATATAATATTATTTATGTTTGGTCCTCTCATTCTTCTAGCTGGTTGTTCTTCTTGAGGTTTAGGATTATTTGAGTTTACATTTGCATTATTAATAAGACCATCTAACATTCCAAATAAATTGCCTCCAACCTTTTTCATTACCATTTTTGTTATAATAAAAATGGCTGTTTGAATAACAATTGTAAATAATAAACGTACTTCTACTGACCATTTACTACCTTCTGGTACATATGTTTTTTCTCCTAATTCTATTAGGAGATGTTCATATTTATTCATACTAATAATTTGTTGTTTTGTAAAGTCTTGCATATCAAATTTTAACCAGTAACCTAATATAAATTCTATTATATAAAAAGCTGTAATCAAATAAGTTTTATAATTTTCAATATTATTATCAACACTTAATTGTCTAACTGCCATATCATAAGAATTGACCATTGTTTTATAATCACTATGAATAGTAAATTCTGGTAAGCTATTTACATTTGGATTATTTTTATATGATCTCTTCATTAATTGAAATTTAAATAATAATTCTCTTTTCAAGTCTTCTTCGTCTGGTTTGTCTTCTCTCAATTCTTCTATAACTTTTTTAGGAACAAAATTTCCTCCAGCAATATCAGATAATTTTGGAGGAATATGCATATCATCTATCTCATCGTCTCTTTGTTTTTTATGTCTATCTTTTCTATCATCTCTGTCGTTTCTGTCTCTATCATTTCTATTGTTTCTATCTAAGTCTCTGTCTTTATTTTTTCTTTCAGATGTTAATAATTCTTTCATTCTAGAAGATAAATCATCATCATCATTTTTAGATGGTGATATGTTTGAAGATTTAACAGATGATGCTGGAGATGATTTTCTAGAATTAGATTTAGAAGAAGTTGTAGAAGATGGAGAAGACTTAGATGGTGAAGATGAGGGAGATGGTAAAGATGAGGGAGATGGAGAAGATGAGGGAGATGGTAAAGATTGAGAAGGAGAGGGTGATGGAGATGATTTTGCTGGGGATGGAGAATAATTTTCAACGTCATTATTTTTTATATCGTTTTCTTCTTGTATAACAGGAAGATTTGGTAAATTTTTAGGAACGTATTCTTGGTTCACTAATTTAGGATCAATTTTTGCTTTATTTTCTAAAAGTTCAAGATATAAAATTGGCATTCTAGGAAAATTTTTAGGCCTAAAAGAGGGTCTATCTGTATTTATTTTTACTACCTGTATATTTTGTTTTTTAGACATCTTTTACTTTACACAAAGAGCTTTAAATATATAATTTAAAGTAAAAATTATATATTTTTCAATGCATTTTTATATATTTCTTAATAATATCGTATCTTCTAAATTTTTATATTCAAAATAATGTTTAGCATAATTATATCCATAAGAAAATAATTCAAGTTTTTTAGTGTGAGATAAAGAGAAATTATATATTTTTAAATCTTCAACTTTTATATTGATGATATCAATATTCTTATTATACTCTTTTTTTTCTTTACAAGGTATCATAATAATATTATAAATTTTATTGATAAGTTTAAGTATTTTATAATAATTTGTACTATTATCAGTTTCTCCTTCTATTTTTTTTTCTTCTTCTCTGTCTTCTAAGCATATTCCTATTGCTGATATATCTTTATCTGAGATAGTTTCTATAAAACTATTAAAGTCTGTAGGAAAATTATCTATAACTCCTCCATCGATATATTCATCTCCATTATATATACATTCTTCAAAAATAAAAGGTATATTACTTGATAATCTTATGGCATCTAAACAAGACATATCAGGGTAATTTATATATGATACATATTCTCTTTTATGTTTAGTAAGATTGTATGTACATATTATCAAAGTCTTATTGAAATTATCTTTTAATTGTTTTAAAGTTGGAATATAATTTATTTTTAATAGAGTCATTATTTCACAATGTTTTGTTATAGAAGAATAATTATATATTCCTGATATATTGGAAAAGTTAAAAATTCCGGAAATATTAGATAATAGATTCTCCAATACATTATTAGAACATAAATATACTACTATTTCAATTGGTGTATAACCAATTGCTAAAAAATATGATATAATAGATCCTACACTTGTTCCTATAAAATTTTCTATTTTATCATTTATAATAAGGTTATCTCTCATATATTGTAAAGCTCCTAGTGTACAAAATCCTTTAGTACCTCCTCCTGACATTATTAAAGTATTATATGTTCTAGACATATTTTCTATATTTATATATTTTTATTTTTCATAATTTTCTAAAACTTTTCTAATTAAAATAATACATATAACAATAAGTACAATGATAGTTATAACATACATTGTTTTATCATTGTCATAAAATTTTGAACATATAGGACAATTTTTTATATGATTTGCAACATCAATACAATTTATTGTAGATTGTGGATAAAAAGTATTTTCATAATGTTCATATGTGTTAGTTCCTGGTCTTTTTAAAGCATATGCTTTTGGTCCTAATTTATAGTTAATAGCGTCATTGTTATCAAATTCATTATAAGATGGATTTGTGATTTCAGCTGGTATATTAATCATTTGATTAGATGGGTAAATATCTCCGCTATTCATATTATTATTCATCATACTTATACTACCACCATTCATTGCTCTAGTCATATTAACATTATTTCTAAGTTTTCCTTCTAATGGTTTAAGTTTTGATTGTCTTTCATTATTTTCTTCTATAACTTGTTGATGAAATGATTGATTTTTTGGAGGAGGCATATTTCCCATACTATGCGGACCTTTTCCTGTATCAAAAAAATCTTCTATATCCATCAGGTCTTCAATTTTGGTATAGTTAGGCATTTTTATATTTACCAATTAAAAATTTTTAATTGGTAATAAATATATAATTCTATATTTTTATTATTCCTAATACAACTTGGTTATATAATTCTCTTACCAAGGGTTCGTCGTCATCAATAATATTTTCTAAAATTTGAGTAAAATTTGTTTCATCTTTAGTTTCTTCAATTTCTTTTTTATCAGTTTTCTTCTTTGTGATTTGTATTTTGACACCTTTATTAATCAAGTCTTTATAATCTTTAGTTTCTTTAAATAATTTAAATTCTTCGTTAGTTACGTCTAATTTTATTTTAATTTTGTTTAAATTATCCAAATTTTCTGTAATTTCTTTTATTTTTTTAATATTTTGAATATCAGTTTTCATAATTCTTTTTTTAGGAACATTTAAAGGAATATCTATAATTTTTGGATTATTTTCATCTTTTTCTAATAATATATCACATAAAACTCTAGTCTCACTATCTCCAAAAGCGTGTTGTAATGGACTTCCTGGATAGTATATATTATTTCCTACTTTTTGGTTATCGTGTATATGTCCTGATATTACAAATGGATAATTTTCTTTCCATTCATCTCCTTCAACAGAAACGATTGCTCCCATTTTACAACCACGAAATTCTTGATGTGCAAATATAATTTTTTTAGAATTCCATTCTTTTGTTTTTGTTTCTAAAGCTTCTATAAATCTTCCAGGATATACATAAGGACATAATATAAAATCTTTTTCTTCTGTTACATTATCAACAATTTTTAAATTTTTAACATTTTTCATTGAATTCATCCAGTGATTTTCTGATAAAAATTCAGAGTTATTTATATAATCGTGATTACCAACAAGTACATATGTATAAGCTATATTTGATAATTTATTTAAAAAATGAAGAGATTTGTTTAAACATTGTGTAAAAAGTCTTTCATGATAATGCATTATATCTCCTCCAACAATAATATAATTATATTTATTCTCAGAACAAACACGATCGATTTCTGTTATAAGTATTTCGATTTCTTCCGCATTATCTGTTTTTATGTGAACATCTCCAATAAATAAAAATCTCATTATGATTTTTATTTATGATTCATATCTTTATATATTTTCATTTTTATAATTATATAAATATTATCTAAAGTTTCAATAAAGCTAAATAATTAACTTCTTTATCTTTTTTGTATTTTAAAGAACAAGAGTCTTCTCTACTTTTGAAAATAATATCCTTTTTAACTTTAATATTATTCATTGATTTATATAAATATGTGATTCTATTATCTAAAGGTTCTACATTTTCAAAATTATCAATTCTTCCATTTTTAACCCAATTTGATGATATTAAGAATGCGTCTTCCTTAGAATCACTTTTAATGAGCATAATAGGAGTTTTATTAATTAACGAATTCTCCATAAAAAATTTATTTTTTTCTGTTTGTAATTTTTCGTATATTTTGTTATCAACTTTTTCTAAATCTTCTATATTTTTTACTATAATATTATCTGGATTTTCAGAGAAATGACTTGTTTCTTTATAAAAATCGTATACTTCTTTACTTTTGTAATAATTTACGATATTATTTTTACTATTAAAAAGTTGAGTTCTAAGAGAATAAATTAATCTTTTTAAAACTTCTTTATTTTCTACTAAAAACTTATTATTATTAATAAAATTATTATTTGAGATAATATCTATAGAAATAGACGGATCAGAAGGTATTTTGTATGATTTATAAGATTCTACTATTTTTACTTTTTCTTTGATAAATGATTTTATTGATTCTAAATCTGGTAATTTATTTTCTGAAAATAAATAATAAGAATAGAAATAATTAAAGTATTCTGATAATATAAAAGCTAATCTTTTTAGAAAGCTATTTCTCATAAGATCTGTATTTTTTTGTGGGTATTTTTCTATAATGTCAATATCTACATTTTCTATATCTTTATATTCATCTGAATTATTAACTTTTGCTGTAAATATAATATTACTTATCGACATATTAATTTCAGATATGTTCCCATCACTTATAATTTGTGATAAAATCTTAATATTATTACGATTTGCAAAATCAAGAACTTTTTTAATATCATTATTTTTATATATATCATATGTATTATTTGTATTATATCTTAACGCTTTTATTGGAGGAAATGGATCAGATAATAAAAGTAAATCTTCAACTATGACACCTCTAGCCTTACCATAATTATCTATAATTTGGTGAGTGGGTTTTAATGATGTTAACTCAAGAAGATCGAATAAGGAAAGATTATGTAATTCTTTTTTAAATATTTCATAATAATATTGTTGAATAATAGATGAATAAAATCCAAATATATTTTTAGCATTTTCTCCTCTAAAATAATTACTAGATCCTTCTTCTATAGTTAGTTCACTATTCCATTTTATAATAAGTTCACATCTTGGATAAGTAAAAGTTAAATCTGTTCCATAATGTTCATAAATTAGAACTAATTTTTGATCTTTAATTTTCTCTTGTAAGTATATAAGTTCGTGATTTGGTAATGTTATAATACCATCCCGTTCTCCTTTATTTCTTGTGAATAATATTATTTTACATTTATAAAAAGATTCTAATAATTTAATCCAATTTGTTGGATCAAGATATGTATCTTTTTGTAAGGAAAATAAAACTTTAATTTCGTCTTCAGTTTTGTTAGGATTTTCTTGTGATGATACAGAAATATATTTATAATTTAATAATTTATTATACTCTTTATTCAAAATATCGATTTTAGACTTTGATGGTAATCCGCTATAATCCGCAATATCTAAAATAGATTCTAAAACACAATCTAAAAATGATAAATTAGTATCATTTACACCTTTTCTTAAATATGTTATAGATTCGTCAAATGTGGACAAGAACTTGTCTATATTTTTCGGTAACATTCCGTATTCTTCATTTTTTACTAATTTATTTGTAATAATAATATTTTGTTGGGGCCCTTTCTCTACAATTTCTCCTTTAAAATATTCTTGATATGGACCACGTCTTTTTGTTTGATCGGATTTAAAACAACAAGGTATATATTTATATTTTGTTCTATTTTTTAAAGTATTTTCTCTAAGACCAACATAAATATATCCATTTTTCTCATCATTACATACATAATTATATGATTTTCCTTCTCCTTTTATAGGATAAGACATCACTCTTTCTTCTGGATATTCTTTTGCTTCTTCGTCCGAAACAATAATAGGAGCATATTGACATTTATATGGATATCCACTAATGAATAAATCAGGAACTTGTTTTTGAAGATTATATTTAACTTGTTCTAATACTTCTCTTTTTATTTTTTCTTTTGGAAAATTTGGAATGTATTCTTTATAAAATTCTATGATATTTTCTTTATTTTTTTTGTAATAATATAACAATTTGGATATTAATTTCATAAAATCCTCTATAATTTCTAAATTTTGAGCTTTTTTAATACGTAAACGTACAAAAAAAGATTCAGAATCTTCAACTGTAGTAATATTACAAGTTCCTTTTTTATTTTTTAGGAAATAATGTACATAAACTCCTGATTTCTTTTTTGTTGCTTGAACGCTCTCATTTACAGCTAAAAATTTAGAGAAAATATTATTATTCATTAATATATCACTTAATACATATGTATTAAATTCTTGATTAGGTATAAGAATTGTTTCTGATATATTAATTTCTTTTTCACTAGTAATAAAGAAATCTGAAAAATATGAAAAACATTGTCTTATTCTTTCCTTTAATAAATTTTTAATATATTCTTCGGAAAAATAAGTAAATTCATTATATTTTAAATCGATATTAATTGTTAGAAGCTCATTGTCAAATAATATAAAGCAATCAGTATATTTATTATCATCAATTTCTATTTTTAAAAGAATAAAATCAGTGAAACTATTTACCCAATCATCCGGAATTTTTATATCCAAATTTTGGTAAACTTTATATAAGTTATTATATGTAAGAAAAGGAGATTGTTCATTACAAATTATATGAGAAAAAATTGAAGTTAAAGAATAATCTGATTTTTTTATATTTGTTAATAATTTTAATTCAGATTCATCTTTTTTTATTTCTATATTTGATAAATCGATTAATTTCATATCTGTATATTCTTTATTTATTTTTAACAATGATAGAGATTGTTGAGATGATATATTTATTCTTTGTCTTATATCTTTTAGAAATTCTTCTTTAAGAGATTTCGATGTGATCTTATCTTTTGTTAAAAAATCTGCAGAATCTTTAATAGTTGTCTTGATATCACTTATTTTCATTTCTTCATCTAATGGAACAAGTTCAAGTAATGAAAATTCATCTGTAATTTCTCTGTCAAAAAATGGGTGAAAAGAAAGAAATATCTTGTATATTGTATCACTATTATTTTTACTATATTTCTCCGATATTTCTTTTATAAAATCTATATTATTATTAATATTATTTGTATCATATTTATACTCTTGAATTTCATTTATTAAATTATCAATTACTATTTTACTTCCTTCTTTTAAGTTATCTATATTTATATCTTCCAAAAAATTTGGATGAAGTTGAAACAAAGATGCAACCCTAGCCAAGAATGTTTCATTAGAATCGCTATCATATAAATCAACTTTTTTTCCATTTACTTTAACTGATATGACAGACATCTTTTATATTATTTATTATTATAAATAATTTATTGAAATCTAAATCTTTAATCTTCTTCTTCATCCTCGTAATATTCTTCTTCTTCGCTTTCTTCTTCATCTTCAGGTTCTCCTTCATATTGATGATTTTCCATATAATCATCATCTTCTTCTTCAAATGAGCTTTCTTCTTCATCTTCGTCTTCTTTGCTTGATACTTTAGTTTTTACTTTAGCTTTCTTGGCAAGTTTTTCAATAATATCTTTTTCTTCTTCTACTTCTTTTTCTTCTGATTCTTTTACTTTTTTATAAATAAATTCATCTGAGAATGATAAAACTCTAGCCATATTATTTGATGTTAAAGATAATTTATTGAATAAAGACATAAAATCTACAGATTTTGGAACTGAAACAATCTGATAATTTAATCTTAAAGTTTCTATTTCAGGAACAAAATCTTTTGGAACTTCATACCAAATTTCGTTATTTTTATTTAATAGAAATTTCATTCCTATATCTTCTTGAGATTTTACATCAAAAGTAACAGATCCATTCTTATTTTCATATTTAATTATATATGTTCCTGTCAATCTTCTGTCAGTTCTGGTAAATGTAACTAAAATTTTAGAAGAAAATATATTAGAATTCGATAAAAATAAATCAGAAAGTATACCTGTATTAAAATCTTTAATATCTTTGACACCTTCGTATTTATCTACAAGTGATAAACCTAATTTACTTGATACCATACTCATTATTGTAAGATTTTCTTTTAATAAATCTTCCGAAGATGAATTAAACTTATTAAATTTAGATAAATATGGTATAGATTCAATGTCTGCAAAAGTGCTCAATAATTTATTGACAAAAGATATAGTATTTCCTGATATAAAAGTTATATCTTTATTATCTTTTAATTTGCGAAGAACATTAATAAAAGTTTGTAATACACAATTTACATCTATATTTGATTTAAAAAAATCTTTACAATTAGCTTTATCCAAATTTACTTTTTCTTCTCTCATTACTTCTAACATTGTCTTGGAAGAATAGACAGTTATATAAAATGTTTTATATTTAACATTGTCCTTAATATTATTTAATAATGGAATTAATAATTGTAAATAATTATATTCTAAATAATCTAAATTATCTTTAGAGATATTGATACACTGAGTCTCAAATTTTTTATTTTTTGAATTTTTTGAATAAGTAAGTCCTAAAGATACGCATATTTTTCCATGTTTATTGAATTGTTCCTTAACATTATTAATAAACCATTCTTTTGGCTCATACTCTATATTTTGAGTAAATTCGCTTATTGTATCATATTCTATAGGTTCTTTAATAATATCAAGTTTTTGATGAGCATATAAGTTCAAATCATTCTCTAATATCTCAAAAGTCATCATTTCGTTAAGAATAAAAATATAATTCCATAATACAACTAATGCATCTTTATTGATATTGAAACCTGCTTTTTCTACAAAATCCTTAGAGTTTTCATAAAAATTATTATCAATTTTAGGCATTTTAAGTTGTTTTTCAATCTTTTTAAGAGGTTCTGATGTTTTATAATATAATTGATCGATAACAAAATTTGCATCTTTCAATGTTATTATTTTTGCTTGTTTAATATAAAATGCATAAATAATAAATACATACAATAATTCTTTAGTTTTTTCTTTCATATATTCTGTTAAAATAAATTGTTTTTCAATATCAACTTTCTTTGCCGGTGACATATCAATATCTTCTAATATTATTGGTCCGTATTTACTTGACAATTCTGATCTTATTTTTGTCATAATTTGGCCTATAACATTCATACCATCATACTTTCCTTTTATAAATGTTCCTGAACCTAAAATAAAATCAGTATGATCATTATAAATTAAAGTTCTAGGATTAGAAGCAATTAATAATTTTGCTAATTTATCATTCTTAAATTTAGCATATAAAGATTTATTAGCTCTAAATCTTAATATATTTTGTATATGAATATTCTCCAGTTGATTATAATCAATTACAATCTGGTCAATTTGTTTAAAATTTTCAATATTTCTAGAGTATTGTTTTTCAATCATTAACATATCGTGTGCATATTTTACTGGATTTATTTCTTTTGGAAAAGATTCACTCACGTTTAATAATAAATTATAATAAACATATGTTATTATATTAGGATATATGAAATTTTTTATTTCAATTAGTTCGTTATGAAAAGGTGATAATGGGCTATAATCTGTAATTTTATATATTTTATCATTCTCATCAGGATATTTTTCTTCGCTTAAAGATTTATCCAGATCCCTTATAGGAGATGGTGTTGTAGATTTATTAGCCCATTCTAATAATTCTCTAAAAGCTGATCCTCCATTTTTTTCTTTTATATCTTTTATATCTATATCTATATCATCTCCTTTAATTTCTCTCATTAAATTTTCAAGTTCTACTTCATTTTTTAATTGTTTTTTTAGATTTATAATTTCATCATACATCTTTGGATATTTTTTTTCATAATAAGACCATAACTCAAATATATTTTTTGACTCTTCGTCTTCATCGTCGCTTTCATCACCTTTATTCTCTAATATTTTATTTTTAGCTTTATTCATATAAAATCTTTCTATCTTTAATAATTTTTCTTCTTCTTCTTTATATGACTTAATATTTCTTTCTAATGCCTGTTTTTGTCTTTCCAAGTCTTCCGTTTTTTGAAAGTCTTTATTTTCTTTATATTTTTTCAATTCTGATAATAATTTATCTGTTTCGGATTTAAATTTATCATATTGATCTTTATTAAATTCTTTAACAGGAAGAAATTTTAGAGGTTGAAATTGGATATTAGTAATATTAATTAAACCTTTTTTTGCTAAGAAATAAATTCTATCTTCTAACTCTGATAAAGAACCTATATTGGAAATATTTGAAATAAAATCTTTTATATCTGTTATTTTATCTCTAAATGTTCTTGATAAAACTTGATATTCTTCATTGAAATTTCCACTATTTTTTAATTGTTTATATTTAGCGTATAATTCTTTATAATTTTTATCCTTTGGTAATTCATTCAAAGCTTTTTCAATAAGATAAGAATTTAAAAGTTCTTTTTTATAAAGATTTAGAAGTGCTTCATTATATTCATTTGCATAGATTTCTCTTAAATCCTTTGCAATAGATTTTGGATTCTTAAAATATTTGTTTAAATTTAAATCTAATCCTTTATCAAAAGATTTATAACTTATAAGATTTCCATTTTTATCAAATACTGCTGGAAGTTGGTTTATATTTAAAAGACTCAAAATCTCACTTGGATCTTTTCCTACATAAGAAGATAAATCGTCTACTCCAGATTTTATCTTGTCTTCTAAAGTTTTAAAAGCAGTATATATATTATATTTTATAGTATCTTTTATAAATTTTAATCTATTTTCTTTGGTTATTTTTGTTTCTTTCAATAAAATTTGTCTAACTTTTGTTAAAACATTTTCTACTTTTTTTGCGATATCTTTAATATCTTTAATATCTTTAATATCTTTAATATCTTTGTTAGACGATTCGTAGATTATTTTATTTTTTCCGGAACTTAATAATAAATCTTTTATTTTAGGATACTGTCTAAATTTTTCTAATAAACCTTCTTCTAATGAATTTAAAAATACTTCATCTTTTTCTTCTTTCATTTTAGAAATCGCTGTTGATCGGGCATCTTTTCCAGATTCTTTAAGTATACTGTTTTTTATTCCTCCGGATTTTATCAATCCAGCATAACAATAAGAAATTATATTTGAAGCTTCTTCGTTTTCAACTTTTACAGGAAGTTTATATAAAGGTGATAATTTTCCAAATGGAATTTGTTCAGAATCGTATAAAAATAAAACATCAGATTTACTCATTTTAATTATATTATTTTATTATAATACAAATAATAATACAAATAAATTATAAAAATAATACATAAAGATTTGTTTCTCTAATATAAAACATAGTACATTTATTAATATGTCTTTTCCTTCTTCTATTTCACACTTAAAAAATTCTATTTCAAAGACTGACGATGATGGAGAACTACAAATTTACTCTTATGATCATTGTGATAACAGTTCTTCTGATGAACTTAAAAAATGTCGTGGTTTAATTTTTAATAATGATAATTTATTGTTTGGATCTTTAGGATTTACTCCAGAATATACAGATTCTGATTCAGAACTATCTACTTTTATATCTGAAAATTCTTTTAATAAATATCTTGATTTTTCGTCAGAAGAAGGTACAATGATTAGAGTATTTTATTTCAATAAATGGTATGTATCAACTCATCGAAAATTAGATGCATTTAAAAGTCGATGGGGGTCTAAAAAATCATTTGGGGATATTTTTGTAGAGTCTATCAAAGAGTTTGGTTATGATTCTCTTGAGAATTTAACTGATAAATTGAATCATAACAATATGTATATGTTTTTTATCAGGAATACAATTGAAAATAAGATTGTATCAAATCCCCCTGTATCCGAAAAAGTTTATTATCTTGGCTCTTTTGTTGGAAATAACTTTAGTTTTGATGTTCCAGAATATTTGAATTTCCCTCAACAAAAACCTCTTATGCTTAAAAATTGGGAAAGCGTTTTAGATTATGTCAAAACACTTGATCCGCGTGAAAAACAAGGAGTTCTTCTCTTTACTCAAGATATGGGAGAAGTAAAACAGGTTAAAATTTTGAGTTCTAAATATAAAATGTTTTCTCAAGTAAGAGGAAATGAGCCAAATTTGTTGTTGAGATATATTCAAGTACGTTCTAATCCAATTTATAGTAAAATGATTTATGAATTATATCCAGAACAAGTAAACTTTTTTATTCAAATTGAAAATATTATTGTAAAGATTGCTAAGAATATCCATAATTCATATGTTTCAAGATTTGTTAATAAGAATTATACAGTAGTAAGTCAAGAAGAATATGTTATCATTAAGGACTGTCACGGATGGCATATTTCTGATCGTTCAAAAAATAAAGTTACATTAGGTCAAGTTATTAACGTATTAAATAAGGATCAATATGTAGGTGTTTTGTATACAGTTGTTAATCGCTATTTAAATTATAAATAAAAATATAAGTTATATTTTATAAAATATAACTTAATAATACTACATATACTTTCCTATAAAAAATAATCAAGTTAAAAATAAAATTGATTTTAAATTGTAATATAAAGAAGAAAATAAATATATAAGAAACCAACTCAAAACTAACCCAAAATGTCATTTACTGAAACTCAACTAACTTCGGCCTTTGGCTATGATGTCAAGAACATTCGTTTTCGCAAACCTGTTGACGGATCTATTCTTAATGATACTGTAAAGTTTAAACGAATTGCAATTGGTACTCGTAATCCTGATGGTTCATTAGGAGAATTAGTTATTCCTACTATTCAAGTTTATTCTTTTGGTCTCTCTGAGAATGTTAATCCTCAAACTTCGAAAACTGATGGATATTCACTTTCATTGTGTCTGTATAGCAAGGATAATCCAACTGAAGAACAAAAGAAGTGGGTAGAGACATTTAATGCTATTGTTGAATATATTAAACAATATCTACTAGATCATAAGGATGACATTGAAAAATATGAACTTGAGCCAGCAGATCTCAAGAAACTCAACCCATTGTATTACAAGAAAGAGAAGGGTAAAATTGTAGATGGTACAGGTCCAACTTTGTATGCAAAGGTAATGCAAAATAAAAAGACTAATAGTATTACTACACCATTTTGTGATGAAAATGGAAATGATCTTGATCCTCTTTCCATTCTTGGAAAACGTTGTTATGCAACTGCTGCGATTAAATTTGAAGGTATTTTTATTGGTAGTAAGATCAGTCTTCAGGTAAAGGTTTATGAAGCTAAAGTTAAGCTTATCGATTCTGCGCCTAAGCGTTTTCTGCAAGGTTTATCAAGTTCAAGTTCATCTGCTGTAGTTTATGATGAAAAAACACAAGAAAATGTTTCTAGTGTACCTGTTGTATCTAATAGTGTAAGTGTTGCTCAAGATAATGATGATACCGGATCTATTAATGGCGATAGTGATAGCGATGATTCAAAACCATCTCAAGTTACTCCTGCTCCTGTTCCTGTAAATAAAGCACCAGCTCGTCGAACTCTTAATCGTAAACCTTAAAGTATATTTTCTAAGTATAATTATAATAATATTTTTTCTTTTATAAAAGAAAAAATATGGAAAGACAATCTCAAAACTTACGAAATTATTCTAATTTAGGAACTTATAAAACACATAATCCGCCTCATTATGGAAAAGGAATTTATGCACCTTATTTTGCTGCATCACCTATGAGATCTGATTTTAATAGAGGAGAAATTCCTAAAAATATAGTTTATCATACAGAATGTTGTGATAATTATAATTATTTTAATGGAGAAGATTATATAAATTCAAAAATGTTAAGACAGAAAAAAATTTAGAAATCTTCTAAACATAAATGACACCTGGTCCACTTGATCCAACATAACCAAAGCCTAAGAATTGTTCGCCATTTGCGGCTGGATTAGTACTTATATTACTTGTTAATACAAGTTGAGTTGAGTTAGAAATACAAGGTAGACTTGGGACAGATCTTACACCAGAGCGTATAGAAGCTAATGATCCATTTCCGTTCCAAGATGAACCTAATCCAATGACACGGCCTCTGCAAGCATTGTATGGAGTCTTAGTTCTAAATTGAGAATAAAAATTTTGCTCATTTCCTTTTTGAGCTACTTGAGCTAATGTTATATTATTGATTTGGGACATATTTTCTTTAAACGATTATTTTATTTTTTAATTTTTTTTATGATATAAATTTAATAATCTTGAATAGTAATAAGTTATAAAAATGATTTTTATAACTTAATAATGAGAAAATTAAATAAAAAGATGGAAGTATTTCCTTATAGCTGGCATACTTATGAAGAATATGGATATTTGGGAATTAGAATATTTGGTATGGATAAAAATAATGAAAGTGTATATATATTTATTAACGATTTTAGACCTTATCTTTATGTTGAACTTCCCTATATGTTACAAGAAAAATCAAAAATTAATGCTGTCTCCACAAAAATGGATGAAATATGTGGTAAATTTAAACCTGTTGAGAAAGTTTTTGAATTAAAAAAGAAATTATATTATGCAAAAAAAGATGAAGAATATAAAGATAAAGTTTATCCATTTCTTAAATGTTTCTTTAAATGTTCTAGCGATTTGAAACAATTTTGTTATAAAATGAGAACACCAATTTCTGTATTTGGAGTTGGAAAGATCACATTAAAAACTCACGAAAGTGATGCAAATCCTATTCTTCAGTTTATGTGTATGAAGAATATAAAGCCGGCCGGATGGTTTAAATTTTTAGGACAAAAAATTGATAAAGAAGACGATAAAGATAGTATTTGCAATCACGAATATGTTGCAAGTTGGAAAAATTTTTTATCCGTCGAAAAAAATAATGTAGCTTCCCCTCTTATTATGGGATTTGATATTGAAGTAAATTCTAGTAATCCAAATGTAGCTCCTCAAGTAGATTTATATGAAGATAAAGTTTTTCAGATTTCTTGTGTTTTATGTAGAAATGGTGATAAAGAAGAATCTTATAAAAAATATATTTTATCACTAGGTATGAATAAAAAAGGTGATCAAATCGATCTTATTCCAGAAAAAGTGGGAGAAGACGTTGAAATTAGATTATTTGATACTGAAGCAGATTTACTTATGGGATTTAATGAAATGATCAATGAATTTAATCCTCAAATTATTTGTGGATATAATATTTTTGGATTTGATTTACCTTATCTTTATAAGAGATCTCAATTAAATGCCATTACTTCAATGTTTGATCAATTATCATTTATTAAAGGAAAATTTGGACACGCAAAAGAAACAAAAATTGAATGGAGCAGTTCTGCTTTTAAGAATCAAAATTTTACATATTTAGATGCGCCTGGAAGACTTTGGGTAGATATGCTTCCAATTATTCAAAGAGATTATAAATTAGAAAATTATAAATTGAAAACAGTATCAGATACGTTTTTGGGACAAACAAAAGATCCTTTAACACATAAAGGTATTTTTAAGTGTTATCGTTTATTTACCCCAGAAAGTATGAGCATTGTTGCGAAATATTGTGTAAAAGATTCAGAACTTGTTGTAAAGTTGTTTGAGAAACTTCAGATTTGGATTGGTTTAGTTGAGATGTCTAATACTTGTAATACTCCAATTTTTACTTTGTTTACACAAGGTCAACAAATTAAAATTTTTTCACAAGTTTATAAGAAGTGTATGTATGATAATATCGTTATTGATAAAGATTCCTTTATTGTCAACGAGAATGACCATTTTACAGGAGCCTACGTTTTTACACCAATTCCCGGTCTTTATGATATGGTTGTATCTTTTGATTTTTCTAGTCTGTATCCATCTACTATTATTGCATATAATATTGATTATTCTACATTAGTTTTGGATGATAAAATCCCAGATGAAAAATGTAATATTTTTGAATGGGAAGATCATTTTAATTGTTCTTGTCCTGGGTCAAAAATTGTAAAAGCTAAAAAAATTGTTATTTGTAAGAAGAATCGTTTTCGTTTTCTAAAAGAACCTATGGGTGTTATTCCAACTCTTTTAACAAATCTTATTGATGCTCGTAAAAAAGCAAAAAAAGAAATGGATAGATTAAAAGGATTAGTAGATGAAATAAAAGATCAAAAAGAAAAAGAAGAGACAGAGAGAATGATTACGGTTTTTGATAAAAGACAATTAGCTTTTAAAGTAAGTTGTAACTCTATGTATGGTGGAATGGGTGTTAAAAGAGGTTATCTTCCTTTTCTTCCAGGTGCTATGTGTACAACTGCTAGAGGACGCCAATCAATCGAAAAAGCTGCTAAATTTTTAGTAGAAAATTATAGTGCAAAATTGATTTATGGCGATAGCGTTAGTGGCGATACTCCTATTCTAGTAAGATATGAAGATAGAACTGTAGACATTCTAAGAATTGATAATATTGGAGAAGTATGGAAGCCATATGAAGAATTTAAGTCTAATGAGATAGATTCTAACCGTAAAGAAAAAGAACAAACACTTCCATTCGTATCATCAGGAAACTATCGTATTATGAATATTTTAGAAGTATGGACAGGAAATGAATGGTCTCGAGTTAGACGTGTTATTAGACATAAGACAGTTAAAAAGATGTATCGTGTTCTTACTCATACTGGATGTGTAGATGTAACTGCAGATCATTCATTATTAGATCCTAATTTAAATAAGATTAAACCAACAGAATTAAATATTGGTTCCGAACTTTATCACAGTTTTCCTCCAAAAGAAGACTTTCTTGACGTAGAATTTAAAGAAGCTTTTATCGAGGGAAAGGTTTATGAGTGTATAAAATGTAAAGAACATAAACTTGTATTTGAGTTTTACGAAGAATATGAATATAAAATATGTAAGGAATGTGTTTATAAAAAGGATAGAAAAACTCACAATAAAGAATATATTTCAGAGACAGAATATATTAGAAATTTATCAAAGAACTTGAATTCAGATTTGGCTTATGTATGGGGAATGTTTTTTGCGGAAGGTTCTTGTGGATCTTATAAATGTAAAAGTGGTAATAAGTATAGTTGGGCTATTAATAATCAAGATTTAGTTCTTCTTGAAAGGTGCAAGTCTATTTTAGAGAAATATGAACCACTTTTTGGATGGGAAATTCTTGATACAATGGAGAGCAGTTCTGTATATAAACTTGTTCCATTAGGGCATATTCAATATATTGTAAAAAAATGGAGAATGATGTTTTATGATTCAGGAGGGTATAAGAAAGTTCCATATTTTATTCTCAATAGTAGTGATGATATTAAAAAACAATTCTTTAGTGGATATTTTGAAGGAGATGGAGATAAACATACTTATAATAGAATTAAACAATATAAATTTGATATTAAGGGAAAGATTGGTGCCCACGGACTTTATACTCTTCTTTATTCACTTGGACATAACGTAGAAATAAACACAAAGAATAAAAAAGATATTTATACTCTTCATACTTGTGAAAATTTTAGAAAGAGTGAAATAGAAGTAAAGAAGATTATAGAGTTGGAGGAAACAAAGGAAGATGAGTATGTATACGATATAGAGACAGAGAGTGGAAGATTTCTTGGAGGAATTGGAAGAATTGTATTAAAAAATACCGATTCTTGTTATATATCTTTTCCCCAGTTTACAACTGAAAAAGATGCAAAAGATTTAGATACATTTTGTAGAATGGTAGAAGATGAGACTTCTTCTTTATTTCCTAGACCTATGAAATTTGCTTACGAAGAGGCTATTTATTGGCGTTATCTTATTTTGAGTAAAAAACGATATATGGCACTAAAATGCGATGTTAATGGAAAAGTAAAAGATAAGATTGAAAAAAGAGGAGTATTGTTAAGTCGTAGAGATAACTCATCGTTTAGTAGAGACTTTTATTCAAAACTTATTATGAAAACCTTTTATAAAGATAATTTTAATAATATTATGGATATAATTGTGCAAGAAACAACAAAATTATGTAATCCAATTATATCTGATGAAAAACAAAGAGTTTCTCCTTATTCATTAGTTGCAAAAGAACTTTCAATTTCTAAAAGTATTGGAGACATAAAAGATTATAAAATTAAAGATTTTCCAGATGATGATTCATTATGTCCAAGGTGTTTAAAAGACGAAACAAAATGTAAAGATTGCAAAGAATGTTCAAGAATAAAATTATATAAAAATAAGTTATGCGAAAAATGTAATAAAAATAAAGCTGTATTTTCTTATAAAACACCAAAAGCAATTCCTACTCATTGTTTTGGATGTAAAGACGACGAGATGGTAGATGTTTGGAATAAAAAATTAATGAAGAGATTATCTGACTTGAAAATATTAGATTTAAGAGCAGATTTACAAATAGTACGTATGATTTTCAAAGATGTAATTCTAAAGAATGATGAAGATCTTGATAATCATCGGTTAAATTATCAATTAGAATATCAAATTGTTCAAGAATATATTAATCGTTCTTTACCAAGTCAAATGCAACTTGCTCAAAAAATGAGAAAAAGAGGAACTTATGTAGCAGCAGGAGAACGTATTTCTTATGTAGTAATTGAATCAGAAAATACAAAAGATAAGCTTTTTGATAAGATAGAAGATTTAGATTATTTCAAAGAAAATATTAATTATATGAATATTGACCAGCTTTATTATATTAAACTTATGGTAAATCCTATTGATGAAGTAATAAAGGCTGTATATAAGAAAGATAATATTTATAATAATCTTTATAAACACAGAGAAAAATATAAAAAAGTATTAAATGAAATCGTACAATTATTCTCACCTTCTATCAAACTTATTGAATAATTTAAATACTTTCATTACCTTCATTTATTCATTAATTTATTATAATTTTATTAATTATAATAAACGTAAAGTATTATGAAAAATATAAAAAATATAAATGAAATCAATAGAAAAAATATATCAGAGAATGATATCATTATATTAAATCCTTTAGATTCATATTTTAACCAAGATTTAAAATTGGCTTTTCATTATGGTTTTGGGAATCCAATTATTAGATCTGAAAAATATATAAAAAATCCATATGTTTTTCTTTCTAAAAAACAAAGTCAAAAATCTTATGACAAATTTTTAAAGAATATTGATTTTGCTTTAAAACATTATCACTCAAGTGATAAAATATGTAATCATTATATTATTTTAAATGATAATGCAATTAAATTCTTAGAATATCATACAAAGACACATAAATTTAAATTGAAAAATGGAAATTTAGAACAAAGAGAAATATCTGGTGTATTTGATATGTATCCTATAAGTGATAATATGTTAGAAATAAATATAGATAAAGTTGATACAGGAGAATTAGAAAATGCAAATCATACAAATACACTTGCATCATTTCATACTCATCCACTTGACGCATACGTAAAATATAATGTATGTATGGCATATCCAAGTGCAGACGATTACTTTACAACTCTTCATATATATGCTTCAGGATATGGAGCATTTCATATTACAAGTACGGTAGAAGGTTTATATATTATAACAATCAAAAAAACATTTATGAATACTGATAGAAAACATATATTAGAAAATTTTGAATCTTATAAGGAAGATATAGAAGATAAATATGGTATGGATTATCCTATATGTGATCCTAATAAAGATAATACTTCATTTTGGAAAAGACGTATAAAAAATTATTTGAAGAAAATAAATAAACTAAAGTATTTTAATGTACAATTTGTATTTTGGAAAGATGCTCATAAACCAATTAAGATATCGTATAATAAAATAAATAAAAATTGCTTAATCTCTGATCATCAAGTAAATATCAATAAAAATATAACCTAAATAATAAATGATATATAAAAGATATGTTATATTTAGAGTTTTTTCAAAAATTAAATGAAAAGAAAATTAAATGTTCTAAATGTTTTGATACAAAAATATTATGGAAACAGAATGTTATATATGAAAATATAAAAAATCGATATTCTTTATTTACTTGTGATAAATGTTCTGATTGTAGTTATATTAAATATATAGAAAAAAACAACATAAAAATTGGGAATATTCCTATTTTTAATATAAATGACAATGAAAAAGATATTTATTTTTATATAACCAGGATTCCTTTTTTAAGATAAGTTCTTATAATATTATATTATAAGAATATAAATTTTTATAAATTATTTCTAGCAAATGTAATCATTTCATCAAGATATAAACAATCAAGAGAATTATAATGTACAACATCTTTCATATCGTTTTCATATTTCTTCTTTTCGATTTCATTTTCTAAACTCTCGTAATAATTCCAAGCAATCATCATTGCTGAAATACCATTTGAACAAGTATCTGGAGGTAAGTCTACATTAATAAGTTTTAAATTATTAAGACTTTTAATATAACTTTTTAATTTAAAATTCATAGAACCTTTAACGGCGAATCCTTCTTTTGTAAATAATTCATACATATCTACCCATTTAATATGATCTAAAATTAAAGAATGTCTTTCCATTGCTCTTTTCCAGAATCTAACTTCAGCAAACCAGTACCAACATTTAGGAAATTCATTTTTTAATAAAAAGTTGTAAAATTCTAAGATAACACGTTTTTCTTCTTCAATTGTTAAATAATTCATAATAAAAGATGTATAAACTCCTTTATAACGAACACCAATTAAGAAAATCCATTCTTTATCTCCATAAGATTCTGTATCAAAAGAATCTCTAACTAATTCAAAATCAACAAATACTTCATTTTCTATAATTTCGAAATCTCTAGAAGATAATTTACTTGGATAGTAATTAACATTTTCCCTATTTACTTTTAATATATTTTCCAAAGATTGTCGATACGGAAATGGTAATGATGCAATTGTACTATTAAATTTAGGATCTTTCCAAGAATAAATACCGTTTTCAAGAGCGTTTTTTCTATTTATAACAGAACATCTCCATAATTCTGTAATCTCTCCATACTGATCAGAAATTTCTTTTTTTTCTTTTAGAAAAGTTGTATTATTAGACTTCATATTAGGATATAATTCTTTATTTTTTATATCGTCGATTGTCCAGTTTAATGAATTCTTTTTTACTTCTTTAAGCCATTCGAATCCTTTTTTAAATGTATAGCCATAAGAATAATCATTAGATGTATAATCAATAAAACCTGGATATTCGATAGAATCTTTAATTTCTTTAGAATTTTTTAAAACAGTTCTTTTTCCAATTATAAGAGCATATGTAGGCATCTTACCTTGCATTTCTTTTAAGATATTGCAATAAGCTAAAAGCTGTGTTTTATATATTTTCATACGTCCTTGATTAATAATATGTTTATTATCAGAACATAACTCTACTGTAGAAAACTTAATTTCTACAGGAACATAATAAATATCATCTTCTTTTGGAAATGAAATATTTTTAAATAATGTTGGTAAATAATCATTTCTAATAAGTAAATCGGGAATTCCTCGAAGTTTTTCTTTTTTATCACAGATAAAAGCGCTATAAATTATAGGGTCTCCTTTAGACATTGATTCAAGTGTTTTTTCAATGTCTTTTTTTTGGATATTTTTACTTACTATATCATACTCTCTGCTTGTTTTTACACTAGAATGTTTTTCTAAGGAAAGACCTGTAATTTCTCTCATTTTTTTTACAATATTTTCTTCGTGTTCATTTCCCTTTTTAAATAAAAATTCTAAATTAGGATCAATATTATGTTCAATCATAAATTTCTTAGAAATAACAGAAAACCAGTCAGAAATTAAATCATTTTCACAAAAGTTTTCAAATTCAGTTGCTGATATATATTCTTCTTTTGAATCGGATAACTGAGATAAAGTTACCGAAGAAACGCTTCTCGTTCTCTTAGAAACAGGAAGATTATTATTTTCAATAAGCTTTAGAATAGATGTCATTATTCTTGATATCTTTATATGTTTTAATTATGTTTTAATTTACAAATTAAAACATATATATCATTTTTAATTTTGTTATAAAATTTCTAGGATTTTTTCTTTTATATCTTTAGGTAACCAAGGTATTTTAGAATATTCTATTGTCATTGCTTCTGATGTATTATCTCTAGAAGAATAAAATATGATTATTTTATTATCATTATGGATAATAGATAAAGAGAATTCTACAAATAAATTCTGAAAGTAAAATGGTTCACTTATTTCTAATAAATTCCAATCGCTAGAGTATTTTAAAAATCTATGATAATATTTTCTTGTATTTTTATGGACAACTTCGTGTACTAATACAAGCCATTCTTTTCCTATTTTTATAGGATTAGATGATCCTCTAATATCTGAAAGATTGTATTCACTATATTTTTCTTTTACCACTTTATAATTTCCATTATCATGATTTATTTCCAAAATAGTCAAAGGATGATGAGAATATATTGCATACATCTTAAAGTTTTCTGTAAATAATGTCCAATTTTTTTGACATATGTTATTTTTGTAAGTAACTGGGAATGTTTTTTCAATTGTATATTTTTCATCTTTTAATTCAAAATGTGTTAATATTATTGAAGGTAAATGTTTTTCTCCATGTTCGAAATCTACAGCAAAACCGTAAAGTTTATTGTTCAACATACATATTCTCATATCCTCCATACCTTCAATGTGACTTGAACGCAATTTCTTAGTATTACAGTTTATTTCATAAGAAGTAATAATATTAAAATTATGATCAAATTCTACCCAATAATTTATTGTTGAAACTTTTTCATTTGGATCTCTAATTTTATATTGAAAATTATCAGTTATACTATAATTAACACACCTAATTATTCCTTTATAAGTTTTACTATTTTTATTATAATGAATACAAGGAGTTGATGATATATAAGGTTCTCTTGTTGGAATTGAAAGTTTAATATTTTCAATATGAGGAATAGAATTAATATAAAAGAAATTGTTTTGCAAGGCTAATTGTCTTGAATCTTCTGGTATATTATCTTTTATACTATTTAAAAGTAAATATTGGCAAGATAATAATCCTTCTTTTCTTTTATTTATATAAAATGATATAATACTTAATTCTTCAATAAATTTATATTTATAAATAGGATATTGAAGAAAGAGAACTAAATGTTGTGGATAAGTTATTTTTATACCCGTTCTTATATACATTAAAGATGAATAATTATGTCCTTTATTTCTATAAAAATTGCAAATTTTATATAAAGATTCAGATCTAGAAGGAAGACATTCATAAGCTCTAGTCCAATTGTAAATAGCTTTTTCTTCTTCTCCTTTTTCCATATAAAAATCTCCAATTCTTTTATAAGATATAAAAATCTCTTCATCCCAACCCTTTGCATCAATTCTTTTATTATACCATTTTATTGCGTTATCATGATCTCCTGAATCTCCGTATGATTGTGCTAAATAAAAATAATATCTATAGTTATCTGGTTCATCTTCTAAACCTTTTTTTAAAAGTTCAATATCTCTAGAAAATTTATTAGATTTACATCCACCATCTCCTTTATCATTTATATATAATGTATCAATTCTTCCTTGTTTACAATCTTTATCACATCCCCAATATTCGTGCGTTACTCCTATACATTTAAAAGGAAGACTTGCTTTAAATATTCTAGAATTATACCACTTTACAAGATTATTATATTGATAGAGCAACCATTGATCACAATATTGTAAATCAGTTTTTTTGAAATTATCTGAAAAAATTAAAATCATATCAGCGTCTATAGTAAGTAAATAATTATCAGATTTATCTATTTTTTCTTCATCTAACCAATTTTGTACATTTTCGATACTTTTTGTTCGATTATATCCAAAATTTTTCCATTCTTCTTGATATACTTTTCCTTTTATTTTATTATCAACTAAATATTGATTTATAATATTAACTGTATCATCTGTGGAACCTGTATCTGTTATAACAATATAATCAACTTGATTTTTTATTGAATCAAGACATCTAGTAATAATAGCCGATTCATTTCTTACAATCATAAATAAAGTTAAAGATACCATAATTTATAAATTTTATATAAATTATATATCTTTTATATTACATATATTTAGATATATTTTTGCAATGTTTCTATAATACTATCACATTTTCTTGGACCTTCATGTGTTCCTACAAAATTTCCATTTTTATCGAATATAGCAACTGTGGGAAATCCTCTAAAATCTTTAACAATAGATCTTAATCTTTTCATTAAAGCTTGTTCTGATGCTAAAGTATCTTTACCTGATCCATTTATTGCTGCTACTGTTACATTATTACCTAATTTACCAGGTAATTGGGCAAATTCTGGTTTTAATTTTGCACAAGGACCGCACCATACAGCAAATATCATAACTACACAGCATTTTCCTTTATATTGATCTGGTAAGTTTAAACGACCATCTTCTGTAAAATCATGATCTTCTAAGTGTAAGATATTGTTATGAAATAATGGATCAAAGTTACGTTCGTCTGCTGTTGACATTTATTATTATATTTATAATAATAAAATAATATTTTTTTAATAAATTTTCTTATTCAATATCATTCATATCCTCTTGTATTGTCTTGTCTTTCAAATAAACATATATTTTTCCAAGATTTCCTACATTACTTTTAAATAGTATTGGTAGTTCTGGTGATTGGTAAATTTGTATTTGCGTGCTTAACCCAGCAACTTTAGAAATTCGTGTTAATTGTTCTGTTTCAAACTCTTGAATAACATTCTCTTTTTCATCATCTTCTTCACTTTCTCCAAACGTAATATCTCTACTGTAAACACCATTTGAATGACAGCTAAATTTTATTATATTATTAGTAGATGAAATATTAATACAATTTCCTCCTATATTGTTTAAATCTTTAATCATTTTTGTATATTCATTACTTGGAACAATTATAGAGTTTGAATAGCCCTCTGGAAGTTCTATATCTAAACTCTGCAAGTTTTGTATTCTTACAAAACTGTTTGTAACTCTATTTTTTTCTTTTGAAATAACTTTGATACCAAGCTCATTTGGTTTTTCTTCTTCAATAAATAAAATAACACTATCTTTTTTCTTAATATTTTTCACCATTTTATAAAAATGGGAAAAGTTTAATCCTATAGAAATAGAAGAATTATTTTTATATTTATATTGAGTGAAATTATCAGCTTGCATATCAATATCTATAAGTATTTTTTTGTTACTATCAGTCATTCTTAATACTATACCTTTTTTACTTAAAATAAAACAGCCATTTTTTATATTATTTTGCAAGAGTTCGGCCAGTGTTTTTATGATATATCCCTCAGATGTTTTACAAAAAAAAGTATTTGATGAAACAAGTGACATAATATTTTATTATTTTTTCATTTTAAATTATAATAAAATGAGTTGCAACGATTTTCCTAAAATTCCTAATCCAGTTCCTGTTTGTCAAAAAATATACGGAATAATGAATGTAAATGATGTTAGAGATGCAACTGTAAATTCTTTAAGAAGATTTTATGGATGGATGTGTAATATTAACAATAATGATATTTATAACACTATTCAAACTTACATGATTAAAATATTAGTAGATGCTGGTCGTAATCCAAAAGCAGTAAGATTATCTTTACCTCCTGAAGTATTAGAATCAAGTATATTTCCAAAGTATTATATTCAAAATAATTATAACAAAGATATTGCTTTAAAGTTATCTTTACAAGAAATAAATTCATTCAATTGTTCACCTGCTTTATCTCAAAAAAATACATTAAATTGTTATATTGATTATTATTCTGTATAAAAATTGAACTTTATATTTTTTAAATATAAAGTTTACTATTCACTTTCTTCATCTATATCATTATCCCAAATATCATATTGATTGTTAATAACTTTTCTATATTCATTCCAATATCCATCTTTTGAATTATTTATGATATATAAAACTGTCCAATTATATAAACCAAAATAAGATATTAAATTATATTCTCGATATCCTTTATATCTAAAAAAAATATCTTCTGTGTAGTCCTCTTCTAATTCACAATTATAACATAAAAGAGATTTTCTTTCTATATTATATATATAATTTTGGTTAAACCATTGATTCACTTGATTTATTCTTAATCTTTTTTGGTCATCTGTAAGGAAATAATCATAAAAATCATTATAATTTTTTAAGTTTTCGTTACTTATATAATTTCCACATTTTGGACAAGATAAATGTTCAAGATTTATTGTATTATGTTTTTTTATTATATATTCATCAACCCATATATGATAGTAACTACACATTTTCCTAAGAAAAGTAAGTTCTAAAGGTTCTAGAAATGAACATATAATATGAAAAGTATCTTTATTATTCATATTAAAAATTATAATAAATTTATTTATTTTTAATTAAAAAATCATTTTAATTTTCAATATAAAAAAATATAAAATAAAGAATGAGCGAGTTATTTTCTAAAGTAAAAAGTTATTGGGAAAATAATGGTTTTGAAATATTATCATTAGGATGTATTTTAATTATAGTCATTTTATGTATATATAATATTATTTTTAAAGAAAAAGGTACATATTCAGATTTATGTTTAAAAAGGTTTAAAAAAACTGATAAAAATTTGGAGTTAGAATATATGCAGCATACTCCAAATGATAGTAAGTTAGAATTACAGACTAAATTTTTATTAGAAAATATATTTAAAGTCCCTTTTTATAAAGTCAGGCCTCATTTTTTAAGAAATGAAGTTACAGGACATAACCTAGAGATTGATTTGTATAATGATGATTTAAAATTGGCTATAGAAGTACAGGGAGATCAGCATTACAAATTTACTCCATTTTTTCATAGAAATAAAGAAACATTTATGTTACAAAGGTATAGAGATGAAATGAAAAAACAAAAGTGTGAAAAACAAGGAATAACTTTAATAGAAATACCTTATAAAGTAGGAGAAAAGGGTTTAAAAAAATATTTAATAAATCAATTGAGACTTAAAGGATATCTTATATGATTTTTTATAGAAAATTTATAAAAAAATCTTATTTAATATTATCAGGAAGTTTAAAATTAATTCTAACTTTATATTCATTTAAGTTTTCAAATGGGTGTTTAAATCGACATTTTTTAACTTTACAATTGTCTCCAAAAGCACAACAAGGAAAATTATATTCTTCCATACTATGAGCAAAATTGCAGACTTTTCGGCTGCATTTTCCTTCTTGAATAAAAATATTACAAAATTTAGTCTTTTTAAGGTGCTTAGAAATATTATTTTTATTTGCTAAAATATAAAATCCTTCATTTCTATTTTTAATATCTTTAATATCTTTAAAATTAGGAAGTCTGTAAACCATAATATTCATTTCTTGAATTATATCTTTAATATCTTTAATATCTTTAATTGGTCTTTTTACTTCAACATATTCTTCTTCCATAATTTTATTTATTTATATTTATAAACTATATTTATAAACTATATTTTTAAAATCAATTTTATAAGTATTTAAAAACCACCATCTTTTATAAAAGAATATGTTTTTCTCTTTATTATTCGCTGTTGATTCTAAAAATGGAGGTTTTGGTTCATTATTAGGACTTCCTTGGAAAATCTCTGAAGATTTGACATATTTTAAGAAAATAACATCAAAAGAATATAAAAAAGGTAAAAAAAATGTATTGATTATGGGAAATAATACATATAAATCAAAGCCAAAATTATCTAATAATAAAAGAATAGAATATGTATTATCATCACAATTTCCAGATAAATTTATAAATGATGAAACTATTTATTTTAATTCTTTAAAAAGCTGTTTAGATTTTTGTGAACAAAATAATAATGATATTGGTAAAATTTTTGTAATAGGTGGTAAAAATGTACTTACTGAAGCATCTAAAGATTATAGATGTGAAGAAATATTAATGTCTGTACTATTTATTGAAAAAATAGTAAATTATGACTGTTATTTAAATTATATTGATATTATTAAAGATTTTAATTTTCAAACGACAAATAATATTAAATCAAAATGTGATATCAATAATTGTAATATTTTTATTGAACACAGAAGATACAACCGTTATAATACTCCTGAGAAAAAATATTTAACATTACTAAGAGAAGTAATTGATACAGGAGAATATAGAAATGATAGAACTGGAACTGGAACTTTATCTATTTTTGGACCACAAATAGAAATAAATATCGAGAATTCTTTCCCATTATTAACTACAAAAAAATTAAATTTTAAAAATATTGTAACAGAAGTGTTATGGTTTCTTTCTGGAGAAACAAACATTAATTTTTTAAAAGAAAATGGTGTAAACATTTGGGATGGAAATACAACAAAAGAATTTTTAAATAAAAGAGGGTTGTTAGATTATAAAGAAGGTGACATTGGTCCTTTATATGGATATCAATGGAGAAATTTTGGAGGAGATTTTAAAAATCCTGAAAGTAAAGGAATAGATCAAATTCAAAGAATGCTAGAATTGTTAAAAAATGAACCAACAAGCAGAAGAATTTTTATGAGTGCTTGGAATCCTTTAGATTTGGATAAAATGGCTTTAGAACCTTGTCATATATCTCTTCAATTATATATTTCAGAAGGAAAATATTTAGATGGTAAATTATATATGCGTTCTAATGATTTATTTTTAGGAGCACCTTGGAATATTGCAGGATATTCATTGCTTATTTATATGTTTGGGCATATTACAGGATATATTCCAAGAAAATTGATATATACATTAGGAGATGCTCATATTTATTCCAATCATATTGAACAAGTCTATGAACAATTAAATAGACCTTTAAGACCATTTCCAAAGCTTAAAATATTAGATAATAAAATATATAAAACATTAGACGATTTTACTATAGATTCTTTTGTATTAGAAGATTATTTTCCACATTCGTTTATAAAAGCTAATATGGCTTTATAAATATTTTTATAACTTAATTATAAGTGTGATAAAGATAAGAACCTCCATATCCAACAACAAAAGAAACTACTAAAAGAATAGAAATTTTTACTTTGTCTAAAACAACCTCATCGTTTTGATCTTTTTTAGTTAAAAATGACAAACGATCTTTACTTGGTTTTACAATTAAAAGAACGGCAACAACTAAAGCTGCAACTATTAAACCAACAAAAAGATGAGTATGCCATTCTGGAGTAGGCACTGATGATTCCTGTTGCATATCTTGCATATCTTGCATTGAGTTCTTCATTCCTTGCATTGAACCCATTTCTACTTCTCTTGAGTTTTGTGGGGTACCAGTGCGGTATTTTAAAGTTGGGGAACGATGCATTCTATAAGAATTTGATGAAGGACGTAAATAATAAACCATTATAAATTTATATAAAAAAAGAAAAAAGAAAAAAATAAAAAAAAATTACATATTAACTCTATTTAAATCATTTTCTAAATATCCAAATTTTTTATACCATTCATCTCCTAAATAATTTTTTAAGAATTCTTTTTCTTCTTTTTCTAAATAAGAAGGATGCATACCTGATTCTAACATTAATTTAATTTGGGATACCGTATCAACTGCTGCTTTCATATCTCCCGATTCATCAAATTGATCCATTTCTTCGTACATATATTTTCCATATTGTTCATATTTTTTTTGTTCTTCTATAGGAAGAGAATTTTTCATTTGTTGGAACATTGGATTATCAAATAATGGGTCTTTCTTTGTATTTTTAGAAACATCATTTCTTTGTTTTTCTTGAATCTTTTCTTTTAATTTTTCTTTAATACTTACAGACATTATTATTTTATATTCTATGTTATTTTTAAAATTGATTTATTATAATATTATGCATTATAAGAATTAATAATAATAATATGTCTTCAAGTATATCAAACGTATCATCAAAAATTTCTTCTAACTTATCATCAAATGTATCAAGTTCATCAAGTTTATCATCAAGTATATTAGAATCTTTAATTAATCAAGCAATTAAAGTTGTATCAGAAATGTTAATTGATAGAGAATACAAAATAGAATTATTTGATAATTCTTTAGATAATTATTGTATAAAAGGAATTAAACCAAACAATATTATTCTTGTATTTATTAATGATGATGACAAATTAAATATTCAAGGAATTAAAGATAAAATAACTTTTATGAATAAAGAAGGAGCAAATAAATGTGTTATTATTTATAAATCAAATGTAACATCAAGTGCTAAAAAATCATTAGAAACTTTAGAATATGAATTTGAACTATTTTCTTTAAAAGAATTGCAATTAAATATAACAAGACATAGACTCGTCCCAAGACATACACGTATTCTTCAATCTGAAAAACAAGAATTAGATAAGAAATATAAAGGTAAATTGCCAATTATTCTTCATACAGATCCTATTTGTAGATATTATGCTTTTCAAAAAGGTGAATATATAAGAATTACTCGTAAGGATGGTACCATTATTTATAGAGTCGTAAAATAATAGTAAAATAGTAAAATAATAGTAAAATAATTTAATTTATATTAAATAAATTAAATGAAATATATAATTATAATATTAGCATTATTTTTACAATTATTTTTATCTTTTAAATTACTTGTTAAAAAAAATAATTTAAAAGATAAAAATACTCCATCTATTAAACCATCTATTAAACCTTCTAATACTCCATCTATTAAACCTTCTAATACACCTTCTATTAGACCTTCTAATACTCCATATATTACACCTTCTAATACTCCATCTAATCCTATTTATATAGATATTTATGAATCTAAAGATGGTTTAGTTAGTTTAATAGATAAATGGATAAAAATAAAAGATAACGATATAAATAAACCTTACGACTTTACAGGTTATTTTAAAAGTCATTTTGATAATAGAGAAATAAATTTAGATTTAAAAAATAAATCTAGACCTATTATAACAGTAATAGATAGAAATAATGTTAATAATTGTGATTTATGTCCAATTTTAGAAGGAGATAGTCCTAATCCTATAGGATTAATTAGAGATAAATATGATTTTATTTTAACAGACTTAACTACTAATACTCCTTTTGGAAAATGGTCATTAATAAAAATGAATAATGAATATATGTATGAACCTATATTAAATCTTAAGAAAGGATATATAACTTATAAAGTTTTAAATTTAGATAATTCTGATAAAAACAAAAGAGTTATTTTACCACTTATTTTTAAAAAAGATAAAAATTCTTATAAAATAATAACAATTGATAAAAATGAAGTTGAAGAAAATAATTATTATATATGCCAACAGCCTTTAAATTCACCGTCTCCTTCTTCCACAAATATGTGTTATAAAATTATTAAATCTATTGAATATGTAGGATTAGGAGTTATGATTAAATTAGATGATACAAAATATGGATTATATCATAATATAACTAATACAAGAGCATTATAATTTTTCTTCTTGAGTTTTATCATATCTTTCTTCATGATATAACCAGTATTCATCGCACCCTAATCTAAAATTTTTTGGTATTGGTTTTGCTTTATACCAAAAAACACAATCTTCTAATTTATTCGATGTGGTTTGGTTATGAATATATAGTGCTGTATAATCATCTGTAAGCTGATCCAACACCTGACAGAATTGACCAAAATCCGAAAATACACCTGCATAATTTTCCCATAAACTTTTTCTATTTTTCATATTTGTTTCTCTTAAAATAAATGTACCATCAACATTAGTACGAATAACTGGTTTAATATCTAGACTATATTGTAGACTTAATATAAACCACATTTTCCAATGTCTACCATTTTTAAAAATACCTTGAAAAAGCGGGTCATTAAATAATTTTGGGTCATCTGTACAATCGTCTAAAAGTAATATAGTCCAAGGATTAGGTAAATGATCTCTTGCTACTTTCTGTCGTTTAATAATACTTTCTATTTGGTCTTTATTCAAAGCATTAAAAACAAAAGATCCTGGAAAAATTTTACCATAATGACCGTTACTATCTTCTGTACCACTCATAACTGTACCAACTGGAAATATATGACTTTTTTCATAAAGTAAGCTTGTAATCATAGTAGTTTTACCTGTATTTCTTACAACATCAAAAGATCCTAATAAAAATCTGTGGTTTTTATCAACTGTAAATCCGTAATAATCATCATAACCAATATATTCTACATCAAAAAATACTTCATTTTCAGGGTAATATACTCCTAATGATTTTTTTATAAAATTTATATCTTCGAGAGTATTATATTCAATTTCATTAGTTCCCAATTCTTCATAAAAACCTCTTAAAAATTCCATTCTTACTTCTCTTGTATTATACATATATTCTTCAGGAACTCTTATACATCTTGATGAACTAAATAATTTTCCAAATTCATAAGCAGGCGTAAAAAGACGCTTTTGAGAAAATGTTACAGAATTTCTAAAAATTTTATAATTAGATTTCCATTCTTTCTCTTTTAATAAATAATCACATACTTTTATTTCTATTATATCTTTATCATCATTTATATTTTTTAATACAAGTTTATGTTTATCATTTACTATATAAGGTTCTCCTAGTCCTTTATGAGAGATTTTATACATTTTACTGTTACCTCTACATAATTGTAATACATTTCTTGGAGTACTGTCATCACCCATAATAATATCTCCTACTTTTACATCTTCTACATTTTTTGTTATTCCATTATAAAATAATATTTTTGTACCTTTAATAAAACATCCAGGTTTCCCTATAACAACTATTTTTGATCCACCTTGTTCCATTTTATTCATATTTTTAGTAGATGGTGCTATCATATCTGGATCTAATTCACGAATTCTAAGTATTGTCGTATCTCTTGCCATTTTAAATTATATATTTTTTTAAATATATAATTATGTTATTTAAAGTCTTGATAATTCGTCTAGTCTTTCTGTTATTTTTTTGATATCTGGGCCAACAATAAAATCTGAATATTGTTTACCTGCTACAAAACTAAAAAAAATGGGAACAGCTGAAACATTAATATATCTTTTTAATTTTTCACAAATTTTTTCTCCATTAATCTGTACAAATAAAATTTCACTATATTTCGGATCATTAGATAATTGTTGTATCTTTGGAGCTATCATCTTACAAGGACCACACCAATTAGTATAAACTTTTACAAATATTTTAGTTGGGCCTTTAGGGTTATTATGATAGTTTGGATCGCTTAATAACTGATTAAGTTTATCGCTTTCTATTTCTCTAAGTCTGTGATAGTTTTCTTTTTTATCTTCATGATTTAATGGTTGAGGAGGCGGGTTAGAAAATCTATTATTATGATCAGGAACTTGTGAAGGTAAATCTGTATAATTAGAACTATAATTTGAAGAATTCGATTGTTTTTCCAAGGAATTATATCCAGAAAATTTTACATAAGAATCTACTGAACGTTTATTCATTTTATTTTACGATTTTTTTAAGTTTTATTTATTTTTTATATGTGTATGGTAAATAATTATTAAATTTTATATTTATTTTTCTATTTCTTTCAGAATTTTTAGTATATAAATAATATAAATAAATTATAAAACATATTCCAAGTAATGCAATCAAAAAGTATAATATTATTAATATATTTTTAGATTTATTTTCAGATTTATTTTCAGGATCTTGAGAATCGTTCATTTTATATAATATATATATATATTTTATTTTTTCATTCCAGCTTTTGGAGCCATTCTCGATTGCCATAGTTCAGCATTGCGTTTACGCATTAATCTAGTCATCATATCTGTTCTAAAATCAATTGTATTATCAAGATATGCATATTCTACATTTTTTCTTATATTTTCAGTAAGATTAATTTCTTCTTCGTTTTCTTTTATTGGTCCATATGTGTCAGCTGTATTCAAAAAATCTATATTGGATCTTAATATATAATTAGGACGTCTTATTGCATCAACATCATCATAATAAAATCTAGGTTGTCCAGTTAATTTATCAACATAAGAACGATAACTAGTTCCGTAACCATTAGATCTTGGGTCGTATACATCATAATTTGAAGGTATATCGATTTGATTATTTTCATCAGTTTCATTCATATCTGGTGTATAAACACGAGGATCCATTCCTGTATATATTTTATTTCCATTTTTATCATATGAAACTTGTCTTGGAGGTATCTGTTGTGTAAATGATATTCCTATATTAGAACTTATAGGTTCTATAATTTGATTTTTATAATAAACACCTGGAATTATTGTACTTGTAAAAACTTGATCATTTAGTTCTTTTAAATTTTGACGTCTTTGACAATTTGTTGAAGAATAATTTGATGGTAAATTATATTGCAAATTTGATTGATCATAACCACAAGCATCATCTATATCTCCTGTATATCTGTTATCAGAAGGTATATTTTGATTAAATTTTTTAAAATCACCATTTTCTACTTTAAATGATTTATTAACTGATTCTGAACCTCCTGTACAAGATTTACAATTATTTCCAGGAGTATTGTCATCTTGTTCACCTGAAATTCTTAAATAATTATTACTTGATTTATTATAATCATAATTTTCTTTAATATTTTGTTTTCTTAAATTTTTTGGTTTTGGTATTGTATAATTTTCTTTTGTTTCTACCATTAAACTGCTTTTTTTAGGACATTGTATATCTTCATCAATATAATAACCACTGCTATAATAATCTTGAACGGATCTTTCGTTTATACTATTTGGGAATACAAAATCATTTCCTCTCCAATACTCCCAATCGTGTGTAGGAGGAGCAACTACAGGCTTGATCTTAGTTTTAGGATTTGCTCCTCCTACCAAATTTTGATTTTTAGATATATATGTTTGATCAGGTTCAAGAATTGTTTCTTTTTCTATTTGCTGATTATAATAAGAAGGGAATTTTTGTATAGTATATCTAGGTTGATTTATAAAATCATTATACAATTTTTCAGTTTTGTAAATGTAATCTAAATTAGGAGTATTATTATTTATATTATTATTGAAATTTTCACAAGTTGTCATTTTACTCTTTTGTAAATAATAAAGAATAATAATAAAAAATAATGAAAGTAATAAAAATAATAAAGATTGTTTATATCCTAAAACATATAATATTAGAAAAACAAATATAATAAGTCTTGTTAAGCTATTCATTTGCATTTCTAAGGACATATTATCTTTTGGTATAAGCTTTAGAACATTAAATAAATATTTAGGATCTTCAAGCCAGAATTTTTCTGTGACATTCATCATTTATTTATATTTAAAAATGTTTTAAAAATGATTTATATTTCATTTTTTTATTATGATAACAAACTTAATAAAACTGAAATGTCGAATCCAAAGAAAAGAAATTTTGTCTTGAAAAATATTGATATTGAAGACTTAAATAAACAATACGGTCTTACTATTATTAGTAACTTGGATAAAGATAAAGAAGACTGTAATAAAACTACTAAAATATCTGATATTATATCAGAAGATTTAGAGTATTCAGTTGTTTTTTTAGATGAAAATAAAAAAGAGTCAAAATGTAATGCAACAATGATTGATATTTTATCTTATGAGAAAATTCCTGAAATCACTCTGATTAAATGTTTTTGGTGTAAACATAACTTTGATTGGAAACCTATGGGATGTCCAATCAAATTTGTTAATTCAATTATTGAAAAATCATATATTTCTCAAATCACAAAAGATAGATATTATATGAGAGAAAATATTATTAGTTCAAAGTTAAAATATGTTTTAGAAAACAAGGTAAAAAATTTTGATATTAAAGCATTTCCATTTAATCATTATTTAACGGATGGTATATTTTGTAGTTTTAATTGTGTACTAGCTTTTATTAAAGATAATAATCAAGACATCTTTTATAAAGAAAGTTATTCTTTATTACACTGTATGTATTATGATTTAGTAGGTAAAAGAATTACTAAAATTTTACCAGCTCCTCATTGGAGACTTCTTAAAGATTATGGAGGATCAATGTCAATCGAAGAATTTAGAAATACAATGAATATGATAAGTTATAAATTTGCTTTTAATGTAAGGGAAATCAAAGATATGAAGAGTATTTCTAAAATTTATAAAGAAACTATTTAAATTTATAATATTTGAACTAAAATATTATAAATTATAAATTTTTAATTAAAATAATAGGAATTAAAAATGATTTTAATTTGACAATTTAAAATAAATTTTAATATTATAATGAGTATAATTAATACTGACGAAAATAAAGATGTTAAAGAAGATATATTAATTATTACGTGTCTTATTCCTTGTGATAAAAACGATAAGAATAATAATTCTTTATACAAGAAATTCTTAACATTAGCTTATGATAATACAGATAATTTATATAATGAATCCAGAATTGTATCAACTGAAGAATTTAAAGATGACTATAAGTGTTTAAGTTTAGGAAATGGAGGAAGTTGGTGCAGAATGGACTCTACTTTTTCTAAAAAAAGAAAATATGTTTTAAGAAAAGCAAACGGTCAATTAACTTACTCTTGGATACCAACTGAAATTGAAAAGGAAAAAATAGATAAAGACTTTTTTTTCTTAGAAGTAAAAAATGATAAAGGTAATAGTATAACTCATATAAAAGTTTATGGAATAAAAGATTCAAATGAATATTTATCAAGATATATAAGACCTGATATTAGAGAATATTTTAAAAACTCAAAATGTGTAGTTTGTGGAAATGGTGATATAGAAATTGATCATAAAAATGGACTTTATAATGATAAAAGAGTTCTTGATAGCAAAACACAAGTAATAGATGATTTTCAACCTTTGTGTAGACATTGTAATCAAAGAAAAAGACAAAGTATAATAGTAACAAAAAATACAAAAAAAAGATATAAAGCAACTGATATACCTCAAATGAGTATATGGGGTATTGATTTTATTTTAGGAAACGAAGAATATGATGAAAATGATATTAATGCTATGGTTGGAACATATTGGTATGATCCTATTGCTTTTATGAATTTTATAAAAATGAAATATATATCTCATTTATGATTTTATTATAAAATCATAAATGAATACCTTAAATTATATTGGTTGTAAAAACAAACTATTTGAAAAAATATATTCAATTATAGAAAAAAATATACCTGATATTTCTAACAAAACATTTGCTGATTTATTTATGGGTACAGGAATTGTTTCATATAATATGATTGATAAATGTAAAGGAATACATTCTAATGACTTGGAAACTTATAGTTTTATTATTGGAAATGCAATTCTAAAGTGTAATTATAATCAAAAAATACAAGAAATTATAAATGAATGTAATAATCTTCAAGAAACAGAAGGATTAATTTATAAATACTATTCTCCAAATGAAAATTCAGAAAGAATGTTTTTTACTTCTTCTAACGCAAAAAAAGCTGATTCGATAAGATTGCATATTAACTCTTTATTAAAGGATAATTTTATAACACAAGAAGAATTTTACTTTCTACTTGCATCTTTACTTACTTCTGTTGATAAAGTTGCTAATACAGCTTGTGTATATGGAGCATATCTTAAATCTTTTAAAGAAACTTCTAAAAAATCTTTAATCTTAGAGCCAATTCATAAAAAAACAAATATAAATATAGATGAAAATTCAGTAACACAAGACTTTGCTGAAAAAGTAGAATATAAAAGTGATATTACATATCTTGATCCACCTTATAACAATAGATCTTATAGTTCTAATTATTTTGTACTTAATTTTATTGCGAAATATGATCCTAATATCATTCCAAGAGGAAAAACTGGACTTATTGATCAAAATCAAAGTAATTTTTCTAAAAAAACAAAAGTTAAAGAAGCGTTTGAAAAATTATTAAGTAATATAAATTCAGAGTATATTATATTATCTTATAATAACGAAGGATTACTATCTGAAAAGGAATTAGAAAATATATTGTTAAAAAAAGGAAAAGTTAATCTCCATAAAATTAAATATAATAAATTTAAATCCCAAAAAAATGTAGAAGGTGATTTTGTTTATGAATACTTATATATAATAAAAACAACATAATATGATTATTTTATCTTTAACATTTTATGTTAAAGATATTAAGAATATTAAGAATAAATTAAAAATTGTCTTCGAATATTTCGCTTTGATCTAATTCTTCTAAACTTCCCCAAGATATTTCTTCTCCTAAAGACTTTATCTTATTGGTTATATAATGAAGAACTATATCGCTTACTTCAAATCTTGATTTTCCTAAAATACCATTAGGAGTTTTTGCGGAATAATAAACTTCTTTATAACCGTACTTTTTTATTATATCTTTAGCATCTTTTATTGTCTTATCTATAGCTTTTTTAACTTCTGGTGTAAGTCTTTCATATCCTTTTCCATCTTTTCCAGTTACTATTCCTACAGATCTTGGTTTATCTGGTATAGAATATTTATTATATTTTCTTATTACTGCGTTACCTGTTCCAGCTTTTTTATGATGATTTTTATTTTCATCATCATTAAATAAAAATAAAGCATTTTCATATTTACCAGAATTTATTTGCCATTCAAAATCTCCGTATACACCTTTTTTTGTAAAAACAGTTCCTATAACTTTTATATTTCCAGATTTTATTGGTTCTGGTTTTAAAAATTCTGATTGGGTTTCCCATCCTTTTTCTAACATTATATCTTTCCATTTCTTATTTGAATCATCATATATAGACATAATACTAAATATTTTAGAAGGATTTGCTGGATGAACAAACTTATTTGATTCATTTTTATAATAAATATATTCTTTATCTGAAAGATAATTCTCAAAAGTTATCGATATATTACTTGGTTTATAATACTTTATAGGATTCTTTAATTTAAAATAGTTACAGTCTTCTTTATCATCAGGACATTTTATAGGACAAGGAGTTTCAGATGATTTAGGAACTATAACTATATTTAATTCCTTATTATTATCTATATCTTTCTGAGATAATCTAGTAAGTTTATTATAAACTGGTGGATGTTTTCCTTTACAACATTTATCGTAATTATGTAAAATAATATCTTCTTTAAATTTTTTATCAATTAACTTATAAACATCATATAATCTATTTTTTTGTACATAAAAATTACCATTGATATTATAAACTCCTTTTATTTCTATATTATTAAACACATATGGCTGATGTATTCCTTCTAAAGAAGGATGTATATCAAATATAATAGTTTTAAGATCTTCTTCTTCATATTTATTTTCTATTTCTTTGATATGTTTTATATCTGTTATTTCTTTTCTTTTCTTGCATCCATAATTATCCCATTTTTTAATATTAAATATATCTTTAATTTTTTTCTTTTCGTTAATATAATCTAGTCGTTTTCTAACATAATAACTAATAAATTTATCATTACTATTTTTCAATTTATTTAATTGAATATCTTCGTATTTTACCCCTTTAGATTTTAGTTTATTAAATAATTCAATGTCTTTTTTCATAAAAAATTCTTGTCTTCCATAAAATGTATAAAAAGCTAATAATAATTGTGAATATTTTTTAACATCTAAAGAATTTGGAATATAATAATAAGAGTTATTTTCCTCTTTCAATATTTCTTTTAACACCTTTATATATGAGTCATTTCTCTTATAATTTTCGCATATTATATAAACTTCTGATTCAGTTAGCTTACTAAAATAAGGTTTTATTATACTTACATCATTAAAAATATCAGAAATTATACCAATAATTGACATTTCTAATTGACTAAAAAAAGATTTTATATTAAAAAACATTGTTCCACCTTCTTTAAGTGTAACAAGGCCAAATAATATATCTCCTAAAAATCTTTTCGTATTATAATTGTCCTTATTTGTATAACTAGCGTAAATATCAATTTTCTTATTCATTTTATCTTCAATGTAATTTATATTATCTAAATCTAAAGTATCGATATTAAAAGAGTTTTTACACTTTGTATCAATACTTGTATTACTATTAGTATACCATTTGAAATTATCATGTTTCAAATAAGATTTCATTGCATATAAAAATGTATTTGGAATATATCCATTAGAAAATACAGTAATATCTTTAGAATATGGATTCAATCCTATTGATAACACTTCCAACCATTTATAAACTTTGTTCGAGATTTTCTTTTTTTCTTTTAATTCGGTTTTATTTAACTCAAAGACTAATTGATCAAAATAATCATAATCATCTTTATCCATATTATCAAGTTTTTCTTCTAATAATTCTATAGAATATTTCAAAAATAGTATATTGTTAATATCTTTAATATTTGATATATCATTATATCCATCCATAATTCCTCCAAATATATGAACTCTATGATACTGAGAAAAGTCTAAATATTTTTTCTTAATATCTATAAATCTTATCAAAAAATCGTTGAATTCTGAATATTCTCCTTTAATTAAAGAATAATATATATTTTTCTTATAAGAATCTGGAAAACATTGAAGAATCTCTATTAATTGGTATGAATCAAAGTTTCCATTAAAAGGAAAGTTTGTATTTATTGTTTTATCTTTTATATCGGATGTATAAGAATAATTTAAAACATTAACAATCATACCTTTTAAAACTTTTAAGTTTAAGGGTTCTTCTATTAAAATATTATCGATTTCTTGATTATTTGATAAAAATAATATAGGATTAGTAAGGTTCATATTTTGAGATGCTAAAATAGATGCAGTATTATACATCTGATATAAACAACTTAAAATTACATTTAATTCATAGCTAAATATCTTATTAATATTTCCAATATATTTATTCTTAAAATTGAATAAAGTATAATTCTTATTTTTATTTATTCCACCAGGATTTACTATTCCATTTACTTCTTTCATTAAATAACCGTTAATATACTCCTTATAAATATTTATTAGATTTTTATATGAATGACTATTAATAATAGAAGAAGGATCTGTAATATAATTAAAATTATAAATATGATAGGATTCAATATTTCTTTTTTCAGTTAATAATTCATCTAAATACTTTTGACAATTTTGAAAATCATAATCCATACTCATTATATTTATTATTTCTTCTGTAGATAATGGATAAGATAACGAATCTAAATTTATATTTTTCTTAATTATTTTGTTTGCCTTGTCTTCGTATATTTGTTTTTTAGAAGCTTTTCTAAATACAAAATATCTATATAAAGAATTTAGAATATTTTCTTTTTCAGTTAGTTTATCATTTGGTAAAAATATATCTGATTCTTCTAAATATATATTCTTTTCAGATAACTTTAATATAAGAAGATTAAAATCTACAAGCGACTCTCTCTGTGTTTCAACAATAGTATCTTTTATTAATAACTCTATTATAGGAGGATTTTCTTCTTCGTATTTAATATAACCTCCATCAAAATCAAATTTTTTATCAGGAGAGCTATTTAATAGGTTTTTTGTTTGTTCTCCATCGATTGTTGTGCCTATAAAATATCCTCCATCTTTTATTGTTTTATCTATAGTATTTACTAAGTTATCTAAATCTGAATATAAACCTTTTTCATCTTTAAAGAAAAAGAAACTTAAAGAAAAAAATGAGGTTAAAATATCAGCTTTTTTCAAAGGATTATATTCATTATCAACAGACATACATACTAAATAAAATTTTCTAATATTATAAACTTGCATATCATACACATAAGGCATATTACGTAATGAATTGATATTATAATTAATAGGAAGTTTTATAAAAATATATTTAGGTTTACAAGGACTTAATAATACATTTCCAATAAAATTGGTAAGGGAAATATTAGATAAAAATATAACCATTTCTTCATCTTCGTATTCATTATAACCTTTTCCTCCCCAAGGTGGGTCTAAGTATAATACATCTGTAAATAATTGAATATCATTATAAACTTTTGTTACATCACCATTTATTGCTTTTATTTTTTCTGAAAAATTATAAACTTTAATATTATTAACTAAAACATCATAATTTTCTTTATTAAGTTCAACGCTTATTACATTATTAAAATTCATAGCAAAACGTATTGAGTCTCCTCCTACATTTGCTGTTCCATCCATTATAGTTAATCCTTCCATATTCTCCTCTCCTATTATATTTTTCATAGCTTTAATGATAGCTATTGAATCAACATATTTTGTAAGACTATATACTCCTTCTTTTGTTATCATTAATTTTTCGTAATTTATTTCTTCATTTTTTATTCGAGGAAACCAATTTTGGAAATTTCCTCCTAATTCTTGTTTTTCTAAATCATTTAATGGATATCTCAAGTATAATTTTATATTTTGATTATCATCCAATAAATCAAATAAAGAATCATCCGTTAACATCTCTCCTTTGAAATCAGATATCACAAAACTATTTTTATCCATTGTTATACCAAACTCTCCAAATAATATTTCTGTTATAACTATCTTTAATCCATCAAGACTTTTAAAATCTGATACAGTAAAAGGTTTAATATTTATATCATCTGCTATCTTTCCATTAGGAAAGATTTTAGCACTAAATAAAACAGGAATGTCATAAACAAGAGTATTTCTTATTCCTTTAACTATTTCTTCAGTATCTTGTGCAACTGTCTTTATTAGTGTTGTTTTGTTTTTCATTTTTTTTCTTTCTGATAATCGTCTCAATAATTCAGTATAATTTTTCTCATTTGGTTCAACACACCATAAATGATTCACTCCAATTGATTCATATTTTCCTAAATCACCTCCTCTTCCCGATCCTAAATCTAATATATTTTTATTAGAACAATATTGTTCAATTAAGTCTCTTTTAATGTTATTTTGATATTTTCTATAATTTTCTAATACTTTAGGAGATAATAAACTTATCAATTCTTTAGAAGTATATGGATTTTTTATATCATTCCATACATTTTCAGCTACTGTTATAAAATTTGGATCAATTTTGTCAGGTCTTTCTCTAAATAATTTAAATTCATTTAATTCATAATCATAACCGAATTCGTAAATACCTCCATTTTTTAACTCTTCTTTACTTTCATAAGAAGCATTTTCTAATGGATATATATCAGTTCCGTGAAATAAAACATTAACAGGAAAATCCTCAATTTTATCTTTAACATACAATTCATATTTTTGATTTCTAATCTTATATGTAGCAAAATCTATACTCATTTTTTCAGGAAATTTCCATTTATATATATTAGAATTATAAGGACCATTTGATGTATAAATTATACCATCATTATTATCTTTTAATAATGTATTAAGCAAATATTCAGTATCTTTTTTTAAATCTCCTCTATAAAATGGTTTTAAAATCAAAAAATTTGGAGGTATTCCTTGTGATACACATCTTATTATTTGTTCAGCATCTTTTATACGATCTTCATGGGATTTTTCTATAATTTTTTCTCCATTATAAACCATGCAATCAAAAATATAATATTTTCCTTCAAAAAATTCACTATCTAACGCAAAAACTATATGAGATTTTATTGAATAACCTTGTGTAAGATAATTCTTAGAATTATATTTTTCTATTTTTCTATTATTAAATGCATAAAATCCAAAGCTTGTAAAAACTAATATGAATCGTTCTCCGTCCAATTTATTAGTTACAGAATAACCTAAACTTTGTAAGTCAGGTGTTATATATCTTGATAAATTTACTGGTTTGGGTTCTTTGATATATAAATACGAATATTGGTCTTTTATATAACTTTCTTCTGATAAAGGTAAATAACTAAATCTATCTTTATCACTCACTAATATTGGTAATATTATATTAATAGAATCCTGTACCATTCTAGTAAGAAATGGTATAGTTTGTTGTTTAATATTATATTCTATTTCTAGTTCGTATGTTATTTCTTTTGAAGAAGATGTATTTATTTTTGTTAACACATAATAAAATGCACCAGATATATGATTATAAATTGTACGATTTCTATATCTAGTATCTACTATGTTTTCGCTTATATCTTTATAATTTGATAGTTCAACTTCATTTGATTCTGACAATCTAAGTATAAAATTTTTATATTCAATATCTCCAGTATAAATTTTATCTTTTCTTTGATAAAATGTTTTTGTCGGAAATACTACTTTTCTAATTCCATCAGAAAAAATAACAGACATACTATTTTCATACTGAATACTAGCTATTTGTTTATCTTTTAAATTTTTTAAATAATTTTCCATTTCATCGTATATTTTATTACCTATATCAGGTTTAAACTTTCCATCTTTATATTTACCAAACCTTAATTCTAACTCTGTATTTCCGGGTTTAAAAGAATAATTTCCTAAGAATTGATATGTTTTAGGGTCTAAATATATAATCATTTAAGTATCTATATTTATTTAAAAGGAAATTTTTAATTACATTAAATAATCAAAAAATAAAAACTATTTTTAACCTTTAAAAATATATAAAATTTAGTTTTAGTTAAAAATGACAGACGCCAAAGATATTAATGAAATCAATACTATTAAAGAATATAATATTTCTAAGATTCAAAGTCTTATTTTTAACGAAAAAAGACTTTTTAATATTTTCAATTCTATTAATAATCAAATAACTAATATAGAAGAAGAAGAAGAAGAGGATGCAATTGAAAATATCTTTATTATATCAGATAGATTCCATATAATATTGAATAGTTATTTCGATGATATTGAAGAAATATGGATATATGATTTAGATTTTTATAAAATTAAAGATAAATGTGATTGTTATAAATGTTCTAAAATATTACTTTATTCTATTGAAAAGTATAATAAAGAAAAAGGATATGATTATTACATCAAAGAAATTATTTCGTTTTTATCAAAAGTAAATGTACTAGATGCAAAAAAATGTTCAAATTGTATAAAAATGATTGATAATTATGATAATCAATTTTATTGCACAAAGTGTATCGGTAAATGTTTATTAATGTCAATTGAAGATATTTGTGCTATTTGTCAAGATGAAAATCATTTACTTGGATTTTATGTATATGGAGAAGATTGTAAACATATATTTCATAAGTGTTGTATGGAAAAATGTAAACAAAAATGTCCTTTATGTAATACAAAACAAAATTTTTATCAAATATAAAATTTTGTTATAAAATATAAAAATGAATTTATTTTAAAAATATAATAAAAATTTAAACAACAAAAATTGTTTAAATTATGAATTCAAGTGCTTCGATAATTGTCTCTAAGAAAGAGACTTCAATGAAAGATATTATTGAGCACGATTTTAAAGATTCTAGTTTTGAATTTAAAGCTCCAAAAAATATGATTGTTTTTCCTTTAAAAGATATTGAATATATACAATTTGGTATTATGTCACCTGAAGATATGATTAAACAATCTGTTTGTAAAATAGAATCAACAAAATTAAACGGAGAAGGTAGTGTATATGATCCTCGTATGGGATCGATGGAGCAAGAAGAACTTTGTTTATCTTGTCAATTGAATGCAAAAGATTGTCCTGGACATTTTGGTCATATAGAATTAAATACTTTTATTCTTCATCCGATGTATATGAGACATATTACCAATTTTCTAAAATGTATTTGTGTTAAATGTTATAGAGTTGTATTGACAGATGATCATCTTAAACTAGATGGGTTAACAAAATCCTCAGGAGAATCTCGTTTTGAAAAATGCGTTGAACGTTTAGAGAAAGTAGACTCTTGTTATTTTTGTGATAGTCCAAAACCAAAAATAACATATCAACAAAAGACAAATGATATTACAATGAAATTTAAGGAGAAAAGAATTATCTTATCAGATTCTGATATTAAAAAGATGTTTGATAATATTCCAGATAGAGATATTAAACTTTTAGGTTTCAACCCAGATTTTATGCATCCTAAAGACTTGGTTTTAAGTGTTCTTCCAGTTATTCCTCCTCGAGCTAGACCTTATGTAATCGCTGATAATGTAACTTGTGATGACGATTTAACTAATCAATATGTTGAGATAGTAAAAGCAAATAAAAATTTATTAGATCCAGACGTTACTGATACAAAGAAAGAAAAATCTATTCAAACATTGAAATTTCGTATTAAGACATTAATGAATAATTCTCAAGGAAAATCTAGATGTACAAGTGGTCGTCCGATAAAGGGTATCAAGGAAAGAATTAGTGGAAAAGATGGATTAATTAGATCAAATTTAATGGGAAAACGCAGAAATCAGTCAGCTCGTTCAGTTATTAGTGCAGATCCTACTGTAAGAACAGATGAATTAGTTGTACCAGAATTAGTAGCCAAGAATATGACAGTCCCTGAAATTGTCTGCAAATTTAATATCAATATTTTACAGGAAATGGTAAATAAAGAAAAAGCAAATTTTGTTGTAAAAAGTGATGGAACAAGAATAAATTTAAAATATGCAATGTATAAAAAGGGCACACAACTTTTATGGAATGATAAAGTTATTAGAGATGGAAGAGAAATTGATCCATTTAAGATTGAAAACTTTGAAATAAGATTAGGAGATAAAATCAAAAGAAATGGTGAGATTATTAACGCAGAAGTATCAAAAAAGAGAGATTTTAAGATTGAAATTGGAGATGTTGTTGAACGTCATTTAAAAAATGGTGATGTCGCGCTTTTCAACCGTCAGCCTACTTTACATAGAGCTTCAATGCTTGCTAAAAAAATTATTATTAGACCTTGTAAAACATTTCGATTTAACCTTGCGTCAACAAAGTCTTTTAATGCAGATTTTGACGGAGATGAGATGAATATTTTTCTACCACAAGATATGGATGCTAGAGCTGAATTATTAAATCTTTCTACAACAAAGCATAACATTATGAATTGTCAATCGACAAAAAATAATATTTGTATTACTCAAGATTCTCTCTTAGGTTCATATTTATTAACTAAAACTGATACTGATTTAGGACGAGATAAATTTTTCGATATTTGTATGAAAGGTGATAACTGGTCTTCCGATTTTATTTTAAAAAGACTTGAACATGTTAAACGTGTTATGAAAATTCATAATAAATCTTTTCCATTATTCTGTGGAAAAACTTTATTCTCTATTATGTTTCCTATCACACTAAATTATACAAAAAAGAATGATGTTAGAAAAGATGAACCAACTGTTAAAATTATTAAAGGTGTATTATTAGAAGGAGCTCTTTCAAAATCTAATCTTGGCCAAGCACACAACTCTCTCATTCATGTATTACACAAAGAATATAGTATGGACCAGGCTATCGATTTTATTAATAATTGTCAATTTATTTCTAACCAATATCTTATTCATAGAGGATTTTCTATCGGAATTAAAGACTGTATTTCAAATATTGATCAAAAAACAGAAGATGTAGCTTTTAAATGTTTTATTGAATCAAAAGACGCAGAAAGTAATATCTCACACGAAAAAATCAGAGAACTTAAAGTATGTTCAATCTTAGATAAAGCCCGTGATATGACTATGAAAATTGCAAAAAATAATTTAAAAGAGGATAACGGATTTGTAGCAACCGTGACATCAGGAAGCAAAGGAGAATATTTTAACATCACTCAAATCCAAAGTATGCTTGGACAACAAATGCATATGGGAAAACGTATTCAAAAATGTCTTAATAGAGGTCGTAGAACTTTACCTCATTATCCAAAAGAAAATCCTACAATTGAACAAGAATTTGAAAGTCAAGGGTTTATTAAACATTCTTTCTTACACGGAATTGGTCCTCAAGAATTTATTTGGCACGCTGTAACTGGAAGAGAAGGTTGTTCTAACTCTTCTCAACAAACTGCTCTTTCTGGATATGTACAAAGAAAGATGATTAAGACAATGGAAGACTTTCAGGTCAAATATGATGGAACAGTAAGAAATACGAATAATTGGGTGGCACAGTGGACTTATGGTAACGATGGTTTTGATAGAGAAAAATGTACTTTTAAAAATGATAGCGTTTTCTTTGTAGATGTTGAAAGAGTTGCTGATCGTCTAAATAACGAATTTGAATTAAAAGAAGAAGAACTTCTTGAATAGTTGATGATAATAATACTTTTATTTTATAGATTTCTATAAAATAAATTAAAATAATCCAAAATCATTTGTTGTACAATGTATTCCTCCGTACATTTTATTTATTTCTTTATATTTTACAAATATAACATCAAATCCTAATTGACTCAAAATTTTACCTATTTTTTTATTTTGTATAAATACTTTATTATTAACATATAAAAAATTACAAGAATAATTTTTTTCGTTACTATCGGGAAGGATTATTAAATTATAACCAAGATTTACTAAATAAGTATGTAAATCGATATCTTTCTTAACTAATTTATTATTTATATATATCTACCTTTACATTTTTTAAAGCTTTTTCTAAAATTACTATATAATTATCAATAATATTCATATAACAATCCATATGGACCATATACATATTTTTAATATCTTTATAATTATTATATTTTAAAACAGATACTATACTATCTCCAAATATATTAACGCAGACGCAATTGTTTTTTTGGATATAAAAGGCTCAAACCATTATTTGTATCCAAACCTTTGCTTTTTCTTACTTATATATTCATTTATATATAATATATTTTTAAAATTTCTAATTTATAAACATAAATTAGAAATTAAATATGAGTTTTTATTACTCTTTAATAAGTAATTATTTATGGTTTATTAAACCTTTATTTATATATATATTATTTATAAAATTCATATTTCAATTCTTATTATATATAACAGGAAACTTAGAAAGCGTTTTTTATATTTTTAGATTTATACAATTTGATTTTTTACCTTTATCATTTATTAGGCTTCCTATAATGGGAATAATTAATTATGATTTTGAGGAACTAAAAAGCTATGAAAAAATGATTATGATAAATAATATTAAGGTATTTAAGATATATAATAAAAATAATACAAACATAAGTTCTAAAACTAAGAAAATACTTTATATACATGGTGGCGGATTTATATCAGGAGATTATATGTCATTTCGTTCATTTTTATTAGAAATTTCTAAAAAATGTAATTGTGAAATATGGTTTCCTTTGTATAGTTTATATCCTGAAAATAATATAAATAAAGCAATTGACGAGATAAATTATATTTATAGTTTAGAAAACTTTTCTAATATTATAGCAGATTCAGCTGGAGGATATTTATCTCTTAATATAAAAAATATAAAAGATTCTACAAAGGTTATCTTAATATCTCCTGTATTTGATTTGTCTTGTTCTAGTTACATGTATGAAAACAATAAAGACGATATAAATTTTAACAAAATATTAGTTAAAAAAATATTTAATAGTATATCTCATAAAATAGATATAACAAATATCGAAAAAATTAAAAATATGATTATATTTGCAAGTAGAAATGAATTATTTATTTATGATTCTTATAAAATTTATTCATTAAATCAAAATTGTGTACTATATGTATATAACAGTTCTATACATTCTTTACCTTTATTTTGGATGTATAATTTAAATGCAAAAAATTGTTTAAATCATTTATTAAATAAATTATAGATTATAATAATATAATATTATTATAATTTTGTTAAAATGGATTAAAAATAAAAAGAAATACGAATAATAATACAGTAAAAATAAAAAATTCTAGTAAATTGTTTTTGTTATATAAATTCTTAACCATATATGTACCTTCTAAATGATAACCACATTTATTTTTGTAATATTCTCTTGTTCCTACTCCTGCAATAATTGAAGATTTAGTCAACCCATTATTCAAAATAATTTTTTCGGCAGTCGATACCAATAATTTTCCATATCCTTTATGTTGTGAATGTTGCGATTCTTTATCTTCTAAAAGAGAACCTATTTTTAATGAACTTCCATAAACGTGAACTTCTCTAATTAGTCCACAATTTTCTAATTCTTTAATATAACCTCCTCCAGGATTGTTATCAATTCTTAATCTACAAAATCCAATAATAGATTTTCGTGTATTATTTCCTGACCAAAATGTATAAATTCCAAAATATTTAAAGAAATGATACTTTACTAAATAAAAAATATATGATAACCCCAAATAATCAAAATCTTCAATTGATATGAAATATTCTTTTCCATAAGATGCGTCATATTCTCTTACTACTAAAGTTGGATATAATGGTTCATTGTCATCAATTTCAAAACATCTAATACAATTGCATTTTTTTCCTTCTTTTTTCATTTCATCTTGAATTATTTGACGTAAATTACTAATTTTTTCATATCCAGCTTCAATTGATTTTTTAGGTATATCTCTGACAAGTCTTTGAATACGTACCCAAGGTTGAACATTAACTTTATAATATTTTAAAACATCAATCAAGTCTTTTAAATTTTTTTCTGCATATGGAGTATAAGATCCTTCGTTATACCAATCAGATATATCTGATTTAACAATATAATTAGGATCGTGAGATTTACAAATTGCTGTTGGATAAATTTTTACATCATCAAATTGTAAAAGTGGGTTAAAAATTGAATTATCAAACATCCATATATCTTTTTCTGGAGAAGATCCTGGTAAATCTGGCATTAAATGACAAACTACTTTAAAGGCACATTCTTTTAACATTTTAATAGCATTAATAGTATCAGAAGTGTAACATTCTCTCTTTATAAAATCAAGAATAGAATCATCATAATGTTGTACTCCAATTTGAACACGTGTAATACCCCATCTTCTATAATCTTTAATAGATTGTTTTGTGATAAAATCAGGTCTAGTTTCAATAGTTAAACCAATTACTCTGAATTGAGATTTTTCGTTAATTAAAATTTCATCTTCAATACTTAAGACTTCTCTATTATTATTATAGGTATTACAAGCCCAATAAATTTCTTTCATTACTTGATTTCTATATTCATAAGGATAACTCTCCCAAGTTCCTCCTGATAAAATAATTTCCATTTTATAAGAAAAAGAAGAATCAAGTGATTGTATATTTCCTTGTTTAATATAACAATTAATACGATCGTGTATTTGTCCTTTAACATCAAAATTATATTCTAAAGCTCTAAGCATAGCAGGTTCCGATGATAAATAAGACTTTGGTTGAGTAGGATTTCCATAAATATCAGTTTCAGATGGACAGTAAGAGCATTTCTTAGGACAACTAAATACATCAGGTTTTAATACAATAGTTGAAACCAAAACTCCCGATCTAGATCGCATCTCTCTTTTAATCATATATTTTAAAAGTAAAGGGTTGTATGAATTACAGTTTGTATAATATTTTTCAAATACATATCTCAATTGATTTTTATTGACAAAATGTTTATATCTTTTATGGATATTTTTAGATATATTCTCAATATTTTTCAAGTCTTTAATATCCTTTGTTTCTTTGATTAAAGAATCTATAATTGACTTTATTTTTTTTTCATCGATAAGTTTTGATTCATTGATTTTTAAATCTTCAATATCTTTAATATCCTCCATAATTATTTTAGAAAATTATATATTATATAATATATAATTTCAATTTTATAAATCACCTACATTTATACCAACTCTTAAACAAGGATAATGTTCGGTTAAACGAACTTCTATATATTCGAAACTTTCAACATCTTCTTCAGTATTATTATCATCAATAGTATTAATTTTAGTATTATCGTAATATCTTTCTAAAGGATAATTTAAGTATAATATATGATTATTGTTATTGTATTTAAAGATATAAGCTTTTTTGTTTTCTAATATTGATAATGCTTTTTTAAATGTTATATATTGTGATTCATAAATAACCATTTTATGTTGAGGTTTATAAATAATAATATAAGATATCATTTATATATTTAAAAATAATTAATATGTTATAAATGACTTTTATAACATTTGTTTCAGCATTTCTAGATTTAGAAGAAGATAGAAATAATGAAAATTTAAAAACTACACAAACATATTTCAATAATTTTGAAAAATTAGCATCAAGTGGTATATCAATATGCTTATTTTCAAGTGAAAAATATATGAATAACTTAAAAGAAATATGTAAATTTTATTCAAATATTTATTTAGAACCCTTTTCTATTAATTTATTTGATACGTGGGTAAGCAAGCGTACCAAAGAAGTTAATGACTTACTTTTACCAGAAATTAGATCAAATTATAAAGATACATATAATTATATGATTGCAATGAATTCAAAGATTGATTTTATCGAATTAGCAATAAAATTAAATCCTTTTAATACAACTCATTTCGCTTGGATTGATTTTGGAATATGTCATATAATAAAATCAAACGTGACTTTAGAAAATTTATATAATTCAAGCAAAAATCCTTTAAAAGAAAAAATATTAGCTTTTCCTGGATGTTGGGAAAAAGATTTTAATATAAATTTTATTTATAAAAAAATATGTTGGAGATTTTGTGGAGGATTTTTTATTGGAGATAAAGACTCTTTATTAAATTTTATAAATTGTTATAAAAAATATTATGTTGACTTTTTGAAAGAAAAAAAAGTATTAGTATGGGAAGTCAATTTTTGGGCTTGGCTAGAATATAATGGATATTTTTCACCTTATGTCTATAATTCTTTACATGATGATAAAATGTTATATTTTTATTAATTTACCCCCAATATAAATTTCTGTTGATTCATATGACCATTTGCAATATAATAAATCAAAAATATCTGCCTCTTTTTCTGAGAAATAATCATAACTATCTCTATTAAAACTTAATATCCCAATTACCAAATCTTCTATATCATTTATTAATAAAATATCCTTCAATATTTTATATACAATATTAGCAATTTCTCTATCTAATCCTTCTTCATAATCTTCTGGTATAAATCCTATATATTTACCATAATATTTAGTATTTGAATTTTTACTTTTATATATAAATGTTGTAATCATATTTATATAATATTTATAAATAAAAAAAATATATATAATATTATTAATATATTATGTTATTACAAAAAAATAAGCACGATAGAGATAAAAGAATATCTTTTGATGAAACAACTCACACATATTACATAGATGGAAGTTCTGATGGTATTATAAGTGTAACTACATTAATACATCATCATTTTCCAAAATTTGACGCAGATAAAGTCTTAAAACTTATGAAAAATAAAAAAGAAAAATATCCTAATATGTCTGATCAAGATATAAAAAAAATATGGTCAGATAATGGAAAGAATGCATCAGGAAATGGAACAAAACTTCATAAAATGATTGAAAACTATTATAATTTAATACATAATGAAGAAAAAGACGAAAAAATAACTGAATTCCAATATTTTTTAGAATTTAATAAAAATATAAATTATGAACCTTATAGAACTGAATGGTCTATTTTTGACGGTTCTTTAGATTTAGCAGGCCAAATAGATATGCTATATAAGAAAGATGACGGAACATTTGCTCTATATGATTGGAAAAGAATAAAAGAATTAAAAAAAATTAACGATTTTGAAAAAGGTTTAAATAAATTGTCAGATCTTCCTCATTGTAATTACATTCATTATTCTATACAATTGAATATATATAAAAGAATATTAGAAACAAGATATGATATGAAGGTATCTGAAATGTGTTTGGTAATTCTTCATCCAGAAAATGAAGGATTTATTATAGATAAAGTGAAAGATATGTCTAATTATATTGATATAATATTTGACGAAAGAAATAAAGAAATTAATTAAAATAAATATCGCTATAATTTACAGTAGTACTTCCTACCGAAGGTTCTGCTTTTCCGTTATCAAAATAAATTGTATCATTAGTTTGAATACCAATTAATAAACTTAATATTTCCCTTCCATAATATTTAGAATAATATGTATTTGATAATAAAAATTCGTAAATTTTTTCATAATATTTATCGACTAAATTATATAATGTTATTTTCCCAAAAGAAATATTTTCAAAACTAATCCTTATTTTATTAGAAACATTTACGTAACTATTATAAACCATTTGACTGGTCATCTAAATCATTTATCATCATAAACAGCATATTGTATAGTTCACACTTTTATTTATTTTAATTGATATACACATCACTATAATTTATTATATTTGACCCGGAAGAAGTAGACTGTATTCCAACTGACATTTCTACAGTATTTCCGCTATAATATCTATATGTACTATTAGAAAGTATACTAAATATAAAAATGGTAGTATAATAATAATTATTAAAAAGATAATCAACACTTAAAATATTATTTAAAATTTTAATTCTTAAATCAATATAATTAGATGAAACATATGAAGTATAAAGAATATTTCCTAAATCATTTTTCAAACTTATTGTTTTTGCAAGAAAATTGTAAATAAGATATAAAATTTTGTCACCTGCTGAACCAAAACCTTTTAATTTAAATATTAAATTATTTTTAGTTATTGTAGTTGAAGATAATTTAATATTTATATACCAATTATTTAAGTTTCCTATACTTATAACAGGTGAATAAGTATAAGAAGGTTCAACCGTAATTGTTGATAATGTATATGTTATACCTAAATCTTTACTTGTGAGATACTCATATGGTAATAATTTATATTTAAAGAATTTGTAATATGTCATTTATATATATAAAATATAAAAATATTTTATAGTGATTCATAAAATTCTAAGGCTTCTTTTGATGGCATAATTTTATAAGGTTGAAAGTTTAATAAAAATAAACCTTTTAAATTTCTTACACGAGATAAAGCTACATAGCTCATATTTTCTTCAAAAATACTATGACCAATGTCAATAATAGCATAATCTAGAGTACATCCTTGAACTTTATGAATACTTAAAGCATATGCTAAAATAAATGGATATTGGTCCATTTTGTACATTACTTTTCCATCTTCTTCTACTGTATATTGATGTCTAGAAAATTCCATCTCCATACCATTTAAAAATCTTACCGTTAAAACTCCTGAATTATATTTTACAACTACTCCTCTGCTTCCATTTACTAAACCTGATTCGATATCAATATTAGTAGTAAGCATAACCTGTGCACCAATTTTTAAATATAAATTATTTTCAAGTTTATCGAAATCTACTTTACATAATTTATTTTTTTCACTATACATAGCCTTTAGAATTAATAGTTCATTTCTATTTTTATCAAGTTCCTCCATATTTTTATCATTTACATTCACTTTTCTACTATAAAGGAAAGTAGGTGTAATTTTAAGGTCATTTTTTTCATCATTTCCATCGTTTTCGATATTTTTAAGATAATCTTTGTATGCAAAATATCTCTTAAATAATTCTTGGTTATCTTCTTTTGTATTTTTTCCAAGTCGGACACGACTTAAAATAGAAGAATAAATATCATCATTAAATCTGTAAAGTTTAGTTAATTGAATTACATTAAAATCAAATTCTTCCCATAAAGATGATTTAAAACAATATTTGTCATTAACTGGAGGGAGTTGCATAAAATCTCCAGTAAAAATTACCTGATAACCTCCAAATAATCTATCATTTCCTCTTAATGATTGTAATACTTGATTAATTATTTCTAAAAAACCTTTTCCTAACATACTTACTTCATCAATAACCAAAATAGAATATTTTCTTACTCGAGTTTTTGTTGATTCGTAAGTCTTATATTTTTTCATTTTTTGAATAATACTATCCAATTTATCTCCAATTTTAAATACACCAATACCAGTAAAACTATGAATTGTCATAGCCTTAAGATTATAAGAAGAAACACCTGTTGTAGATGTCAACACAATTTCATCTTTATATTCATCTTTTAATTTATTAATATAAAATGATTTTCCTACACCTCCTGGACCAGTAAGAAAGATGTTACGACCTTTTTCTATAGAAGATTTAATCAAATTATAATCTGAAAGATTTTCAGAAAAATTTAAATTAGCCATTTGATATTTATTTTGATACTTTTATTTTTTGTATTAAAAGGAAATACAAAAATCAATTTTATTTATTCTTTATTAAATATACCTAATTCTCCATTTTTTGGATCTTTGATAATTATTATTTACATTAAATTTTAAAACTCCTATCCACTTCCATATCTTTTGGCCGAGGAGTTGGTAAATTTACTATATTGATAAATATTAAAAATTGTCGTCTGTAATTTCTTTGTTATTTTTACTATCACTTTCTTCTAATATTTCGTCCTTATTCATATTATCTTCCAATACACGAAGTCTCTTACCTCTCCAAATACCTTTAATACTTTCTCCCCAAATCTTTGTATAATATTCTTTAACATCAGATTTAGTTGGTAAAGTTTGTGACGGAAACCCTTCTTTAAACCAATCCTTAAATGCTGCATATATATCACTGATATTAATTCCAGATTTCTTATCATTAATAATACAGTCATCGATAAATTGTTGATAACTGTCATTCTTCTTACGATAATGATCTGTAGCAAGAATAACTTTTTCTGGTTCAACAAGTTTAACATTTCCTTTCTTTCGATGCTCTAATAAAACCCATACAAATGGTTTTAACATCTGAGGAATTTTTTCGTGAAAATGTGGATCTTTGGGAAATTTCTTTTGTTCGAGTTGTTCTTCCCAAGTATTTGGTGCACTATCAGTAAATGTACTTTCAAAAGGAATTACACGAATACGATTCCAGGTTGCTTTGTCGCTATAAGATATAGTTGGAGGATCATTGCAAATAACAGTTAATTTAAACATTGGACTAATTTCTCCTCCAGCTTGGTGAAGACCTCGTGCAAAAAAAGAGTCATTTCCAGAAAGTTCTTTAAGAATTCCAATATTAATATTATCTTTCTTATCAGGTTCTTGTAAAATTGCCCATCTTACACCATTTCCAGCTCGTACAAGTTCTGGAGATGCTTGACTGCTTTGAGTTCTTTTTCCTACAATTAAAGAAGTTGGTAATTTGATTGCATAAGGACCAAACATTTTTTCAAAAAACATTTGTGTAATACTTTTTCCATTATCACCTTCACCACTCCAAAAATAAACGTGTTTTCTTTGATTTCCTCCAATAAATACTTCACTTGAAATATCCAAGAAATAATCTCTTACTTTTTTATCTGGAAAGATTTTAGTAAGAAATTCGTGTACTTCTTGAACTATTTGATCGTCTTCTGAATAAACAGAATAATTAATAGGCATCTGAAGTGAAATATAATCTTCAGGAAGACCTTCTCTGAAACAATTTTTAGATAAATCATAAACACCGTTTTGAAAACCGATCAACCATTTATTTTTATCTAAATTTTCTAAAAATTTATCATCATAAAATACATCCTTACATTCTTTCATAACATTTGCTTTAAATGGTGTACTTTTTAAAGAATTCATCATTTTTTGTACAAGTTTAATATGTCCTGCTATAATATTTTTATCTGATTCGTTAGAAGACTTTCCCATTTTAATGTAAAGATCATCCTGTTTTTCCTTAAAAATTTTTACCATATCTTCAGATAATTTCTGACGAAGAAAAACACCTTCTTCAATTTTTTTCCATCTATGATTTGAGTATTGATACCAAATATTTTGAGATATACTAGCACATACAAATTCTGTTCCATATCTTTCATAACAGGCTTTTGCTAAATCATTATGACTTCCTTCTAAACTTTGTTTTATATATTCGTCAGTATAAAAGTTAATAATTTTAGAATATTCAACTGGATTATCTTGTCTTGCAAAATATGCAATAGTACCGATTGTCATTGGTGGATCATTCTTTACCATTTTATCCCACGAAGAAATACAAACACCTTCGTTAAATTTTTCAGCACATTTAGAACTAAAATTTAACCATAATGCCAATCCATTCTCGCTTCCATTAGAAATATTATATAAAGCCCATCCAATATGCATCCAATTGCTATAATCTGAAGCTCTTGATTCAGAAATAATATTTAATAGTTTACTAGCTTTTTCGAGTATTTCAGACATATTTTTTACTACATAATCTTTCTTTTCCATTGTACTATTACAAATTTTAATTAAAGGCTGTAAATTATCTTTTAAATCAGTAATTTGTCTATACCAAGGAACAACGCTTAAAATTCTAGGAAGATAAAATTCGTAATTATCTTCTCTAAGTACAATTTCTGCTTCATCTGAGTCATAAATTTTATAATTTTTTAAAGCATCTTTTAAAGATATCTCTTCACGTTCATTATTGTAAATAATTTTTAACTTATATGGTTCCATATTTTCAGATTTTTTGCTTCCATATAATAACCAAGGATTTTTTGTATAACAATTATCAACCAAGTCTCCTGCATTTTCAATACCTAAATTTCTAAAAGAACCACTTTTATTCAACATTTTTTTAATACGAGGAAGCAAATGAACTTCATGATCAGATTTAGATAAAAATACATTAGGAAAATGTAAATGAAAACCACTTTTAATATATTCGTTATCTCCTGAAACAACTTTATAAGCAGGCTTTTCTAACACAAAACAAGTAGCGTGTTTATCTTCATAATTATCTACAATTGTTCTAATAACTTCCTGATAATCTCTAACAACACTTTCTAATTGAGATTGTGTATATAAACAAGTTACATCTTTCTCTTCTGTAAAAGGAAACTTTAAATCAAAATCAACAAGAATTGGAAAATGTGCTTGCAATTTCTCAGCTATTCCGAAACAACATTTTTCATCTTCCTTAATAGCTGTACAATAACTATCCCAAAAAGATTCCATATTATTTCTACTAATCTGAAAAGTTCCAACAGGATTTATCATACTAACGTGAGTATGGTATTCACCATTCACTCGCGTATTAATTAAAATCTTATTTACGCTTTCCATCATTCTATTTATTTAATTAAAATTCTTTTTTTAAAAAATCATTTTTGTTTTTTAATTGTTTATTTATTATTTAAAAAAACAATAAAATTATAAAAACAGCAGTAAAAATGGAAAATATTGAAGAGAATAACAATAATTCTCACGAATTATTCGAGATTATTGATCTGACTAATTCTAAAAATATACAAGAAAATAAAAATATTAAAGATAACATTACAGATAATGTTAAAGATAACATTACAGATAACATTAACGATAATGTTACAGATAATAAAGATAATGAATACGATGATATGCCGCCTTTAATTGAAGAAGAAGATAATAAATATCTTGAAATTGAAGAATTAATTTCAATGATGAAAAAATTTTTGATTCAAGAAAATAAGGATAAAAATGAAGACGAAAACGAAAACGAAGAGGAAGACGAAAACGAAAATGAAGATGAAAATGAAGATGAAAATGAAAATGAAGATGAAGATGAAAATGAAGATGAAAATGAAGATGAATTGGATAAAGAATTAGAAGAAGAATTAAATGAGTTGAATTATAAAAATTCTGATATGAGTTATGTTTTATGTTTAGATGGAAATCCAGTTAGTTGTAGTAATTCTTTTAAAAATTTACAAAATTTTTGTAATACTTTAATCCAAGAAACAGTTGTTAAATATATGGATAATAATAATGTTTATGTATCTAATAACGGAGAAGGTGATTTTAGCGTAAGCGTATTGTATAAGAATTTATTGTGGCCTATCGAAAAATGTGTAGCACGTTTTGTCATTAAGAAAGTTAGAAAAATTTAAATTATAAATTATTATGTTTAAAGAATAAACATAATAATAAAAAAATGAGTAACGAATGGGAATTACAGAATAGTCTTACATCTCCATCTGATAAGGTAAATGGATCACTTTCTTCTTATAATTTGGGAGCACCTCCTTTGACAGAACAAGAAGTAAAAAATGCAATAACTGAATTGAATGTTCAAGATTTTATTCATAAATTTCCTCGTTTTGAACGTTTTTATGCAGATCCTCAATTACAAAATCAAAATTATGCATTAGTTTCTTTTACTCCTTCAAAAGGTGCTACACCTGATACAGATGGTGTATACGGTATGTTAAAAGTTAGAGGAACTTTTGCGTCTGAAGATGAGGCAATGCTACGTGCAGAATATTTGATTAGAAATGGTGATAGTTATCATAGTATTTATAATACTTATGTAGGTCGGCCTTTTCCATTAGCTGTAAATAAAAAATATATTACAGATACTACAGAAGTTGATATTAAGAAAAAGATTGTAGACTCTACTTCAACAGAAATTAGAAAAAAGCGTGATGAAGAACGTCAAACAATGAAAGAAATTCAAGAAAGAGAGAAAGAATTGTTAGCTGATGTAGAACGAAAGGAGCCTGATCCTTACGATTCTTATACAGAACTTATGGTTAAAAAAGCTCAATTATCTTGGACTTATCATCAAACTATGCAAAAAATGGAAGAAATGAAACGTAATATTATTAAAGCACGAGAAGAAATTACAACTCTTCGTCAAGAAAATGAAGATTATCATTCTCAATATTTTAAGAGATATATGGATGCACGTGAAAAAGCAGGACTTCCTTCAACAGATGATAGTTTTATAAAATATATGGCAGAAGATTTAGATTTAGGATTTTAATTTTTATTAATCATATTTTTAATTAAAAATATGATTATGGCCAAAAATGTTGGTATTTTCTATCAATAACTATTATATTAATATTATTTTCTTTATTTCTATAGTTTTTATTTAAATAATCTTCACCAATATTACAATTAATAAATATCATTTTATTAGAATAAAAAGGCCATATATCATATGGATTATACGAGTCATTTATTATAGTTGTAATTATACTTGTTTTATGTTTTAAATAAAGTCTAATCATATTACATATATTTGAATCTCTCTTTATACATATAGATGTAAATATATTTTTATGACCTATTGTATCTTTTAAAATTTTTGATGTTAATAATAATTCTATAATATCTTTATTATGTAAATAACTTTTGATATTGAATAAAATATCTTTATAATTTAATGTATTTAAGGTATTTAAGGTATTCATTTTATATATTTATATTTTAATATATAAGTTATAATAAATAATGATAATTATATTAGGAGCTGGTATATCAGGATTGTATTTAGGATATTTATTAAAAAAAATGAATAAAGAATTTATTATATTCGAAAAAGAAGAAAAATATGGCGGACGTATATTAATAGAAAATTTTGAGGGAAATATGGTTAATTTGGGAGCAGGAGTTGGAAGATTAGAAAAAGATAAATTATTATTCAATTTATGTAAAGAATTAGATGTTCCATTTAATACTTATAAAGTGTCTATAAATTATTCTTTTGATAATATAAAAAAACCATTGCTTGATTATGTTGATGAATTTAAAAAAAAATATAAAAAATGTAAAATAAAATATCAATCCAAGAATTTTTTAGAGTTTTTAGAAGATGTAACTACTAATCCATTAGATTTTATAAGTTTAAGTGGTTATACTGATTATATTCACGCAGATATAGAGGATACTTTATATAATTATGGATTTGATGATAATGTATCAGGATGGACAGGAATGTCTATTAAGTGGCAAATTTTATTGGATAAATTATATGAGACTTTAAAATATCATATAAAGTTTAACATAAATATTTTAGAAATTGATCATATTAATTGTATTATAAAAAGTGATAAAGGCGATTATAAATATAATAATAATGATAAAATTATATCATCCTTACCTGTTAATATAAGTAGAAATATATTTTCTAATATATCTATTTCTAAGGTACTAAATGAATTGAATTGTCAATCATTTTCAAGAATATATATTAAAGTTGATAAAAGAAATCAATCATTAAAGACATTAAAAAATAAAATAGTTGGATTTACCATAACAGATTCATTTCTTCAAAAAATAATACCGATTAAAGAAGATATTTATATGATAGGATACAATGATAATTATAATGCTGATTTGTGTTTTGATTATTTCTCTACTTTAGATGAAGAAAAAGTTTATGAAATTATAGAAAAAGAAATTTATAGATTATTTAATGTTGAAATAAAAATAATTTTTGGAAAAATAGCATATTGGAAATATGGAACAACTTATTATCTTCCTTTACCTATAGAATATAAAAATAGAAATGATTGGTTAGAGTACGCTAGAAATCCTTTTAAAAATATATATTTTATTGGAGAAGGATTTTCTCATAATCAAGGATGGGTTGAAGGATGTTTAGAAAGTGTTTATGAAATAATTAATATGATATAATTATATATTTTTATAGAAACTATAAAAATATTAATTAATTTTTTCTAACATTTTTTGTATATAATATAATCTTTGTTTATAGTCATCTTTATTCAATTTAAAAATTGAAGGATTTTCTGCTAATTTAACAGGAGATATATTATATATATCTTTAATATATGGAATTACGCTTGGATATTTTACAACACATTTTAGTAAAGAATCAATTTTTTCTGGGAAAGCTTTAAATAATTCCCCTATATTTTCGTTCTCAATAGCCATAAACCAATCAATTTTTTCTGGATTTTTTATTAATATATCTGTTGCATAAGGATTTGTTGATAAAATTTCAAATGATATCAAAGGATTATTAATATTGGATTCTATTATTTCCATTGCTTCTTTTGAATGATTATTACACAATGATTTCAAATCAATCAATTCTTTTTTTTTTAATAATTCAATTGCATTAGGATTTATATTTAACATATAAATATCAACCATATTTGTATATTTTTGTAAAATTTTAATAGCATTAGGATTAGCACTTAAAGGCGACCATTTAATAAATTTAATATTTTCTTCTAAAAAATCAATCATTTCTAAGGATGTATTTTGAGATGCATACCACCAATCAATATATTTTTTATGTTTTTTTAAAAAAGGCACAGCATTTGGATTTTTTGATAACTCTGACCAATTTAATTCATCAATATGTTCTTCTAATAAATCATATAAATAATGTACACAAGGATTTTTAGATAACTCTTCATAATTAATTTTATCTTTATTTTTTCTTAGAAAATCGATATCTTGACAATGAGAAGATATAAATTTAAAATGAATAGGGAGCCATTTCTTAATCTTATTTTTTAAAAAAGGAAAGGCCGATTTATTACGACATAAAGCTTTATACCATTTGTAATTTGAATATAATGGTTTAATTTCATCTATCAAATCAAAAGATGGATTTACAAAAAATTCTGATATCACAATTTCTGACATAATAATATACAATAAACTTATAATTTATGTTAATATTTTCAATTTTATATTTTTTATGAATATAAATAAACATATGAGCAATATCTTGAAATATATGGGATTAAAAAGAAGAGAAGAAATGGATAAACTATGTAGCAGAGGATTTGTACCTCCTCCTTCATTGTTAAAAGCTGTATTTGATTTGGAAGATATTCAAGAAAAAGATATAGAAAGATATAGAAATATTTATAAAAATAATTGTAAAGAGTTAGTAAATAAATATTTAGACAGAATATATATAAAGAAATCTAGTATACAATTAGAAGAATTTAAAACTTCTGTTAGAAATACAATTGATAAGAGTTTATCAAAAGCTAAAGAATCTATTAAAAAAACAATATCTAAGTGTTTAAAAAAATATGATAGTCTTGGTTTAATTAGAAATAAGTTTATATGGAAAGGAAGTTCTGATAATAATTTTAAAAAATTTGTAGAAATAATGTTAAATCTTGCTTATACAGGAGTAAGTAATTCTTGTTTAACTTGGTCTCAATGGCTTATATTAACAGACGAAGGAGAGCATTTAATTAATATGATTATTAAAGGAAATAAAGTACAAAAAACTTATGGACTTGCAACTCTTTTTGCATATTTAATGCAAATATATATAACTTCTGGTTATGATAATCAAATATTTAGAAAAGAACTTTTTGATATTGTTCCATCGCTGGAGCCAATATTTGAAAAATATCCATTTTTAAAGGAACCTTTTATAAAAGGTTTATTAGGTTCAGGAACTGCTATTGGATTTTTGAAAATTCTATCAACAGCTATGATTAAATGGTGTAATGTTCCCGAAGATTTTTTCAAACATTTTTCGACTGTTCCAATTGAAGAAACTTATGAAATAAATGATGATGAAAAGGAATAAAAGATAATATAATAAAAATGATTTAAAAGATGTTTAAAAGGATTATTTTAAATATAAAATGGAATATCATATATCATATTTTGATAATATTATGCTATTGGCTTTGTCTATATCATTATTTATCAGAAATTTTCCTGTAAATTTTTATGATAAGGTATTTTTATTTTTTTCTATTTATTTACCTACATTATTATTTTTTTCAATTCTTTATTATTTTGGGGTTGAATTAAGAATATATAGATGATAAGAATATATAGATGATAAGAATATATAGATGATAAGAATATATAGATGATAAGAATATTATAATATATTATAAATATATTATAAATTATATATACAATTTTTTCTAACAATTCCAAACTTTATTTTTGGATGATTATTTTCTTCATTTTTTGATTCATTATTTTTTGATTCATTATTTTTTGATTCGTTATTTTTTGATTCATTATTTTTTGATTCATTATTTTTTGATTCATTATTTTTTGATTCATTATTTTTTGATTCATTATTTTTTGATTCATTATTATAATTTTT